TATCGTTGACTATATATATGGCTTTTTTTGTAATTGTTTACATTAACATTTTTTTAAAAAATATTTTTAATTGGTCCCGTGAGTCGTGCAGCTCGATGGCAGCTTAAAGTTCTAAGATCTCCAGGGCCTGGCTTCCAGGTCGAGCCTTATTTATTGCAGCAAGATCTAGCAGCAGGATCTAAAAAAGATTTGACAGCTCAGCCCATCCCATGTTAATAAGACTCATTAACTAACATGGAGAAAAAAAATGATAAACTTTAAAGATCTAAAAAAAGGACAAAAAATAAAAAGCGATCAGCTAGGCCCTGGTGTACTAATCAGCGGTGAGCTTCTTGAGTCGCCTAAGCAAGGAAAAGGAATTAAAAAAACTATTCTAATAGATGCTAAGGGCTCAGAAGTTGGCTTATTCGATGAAGCTGGCAGCGTATACAGTCATAATATAAAATTAGCTGAAGTTGATGGAAGCTGGAAGGCGGTAACTCATGGCATTGCTTAATTATTACAGCCAAACTAAAATGGCAAAGGGTGAAGCTCATGGATATAAAACGGCTATCTTGCATTTTGCGCCATATGATATGAGTGGCAAAAATGTCTGTCCTAAAGCTACCCTGGGGCCTGGTGGATGTGTTAAACCTTGTTTAAATACATCGGGTCGGGGTCAAATGAATAGCGTGCAGCAAGCTCGAATAAATAAAACTAATTATTTTTGGAATAATAAAAACGGTTTTCTTTATGAGTTATCAAACGAGATTGAGCTGCTAAGGAAAAGGGCAGCTCGAGCAGGATTTAAATTTGCCGTTCGACTCAACGGGACGAGTGACCTTCCATGGTTTAAATATAAAGTTGATGGAGGTGGCAGCTTAATGGATATACACCCTAAAGTGACCTTTTACGATTATACTAAGGTACTCAATTACCTTGATCATGGTAAAAAAAATTATCATGTTACCTTTAGCGACTCAGGCACTAATTACCAGGACCAAGTTAAGGCGATGGCTGAGTACTATGCTAACGTTGCCGTTGTGTTTAAGGATAAGTTGCCCCGTACCTGGATGAGTCGCCCCGTTATAGATGGCGATGCTCACGACTTACGCTTTAAGGATCCGTCAGGCGTGATTGTGGGCTTAGTTGCTAAAGGCCTAGGAAAAAAAGTAACAAAGAATAGTTTCATTAAGATCGCATCATAATGGACGCTTTTATAGCTTTTATTATGCGGATAATAATATTCTATCCAGGCGTAATAGGTTTTATATTATTATTGTTAATCCTTTTTTAGAATTATTCTAAACTACAGCCCCACAACCTGGGGCTGTAGCAGCTCAAAATAAAATAAATTATTTTCTTGACTTCCCATAATATCCCATTAAATTGGGCTTATCTAACATAAGTTAGATATAACTAAAAACGAGGTAAAAAAATGAGTACACTTAAAAAAAAGACAAAATTAAATAATTTGTCTACTTTAGATAGTAAACTTTTATTTAACTATTCCGAAGTAAAAATTAAAAAAAAGGCTTTCACGGATCTAGAAAAAAGCATTAAAGAGGATGCCGTAAAGCTTGTGGCAAAACATGGAGGGCAAGTCTTTACACTTTGTAAAGGTCACAACGTCCACGCTAAAACAATGTTTAAAGAATATTTAACGATTGATTTAGCTAAATTAAAAGAGGAGCAACCTAAAATATATAAACAATACAAAGTCAAAAAGGTTGAGTCTACAACGTTAGAAGTTAACGTAAATAAATTATAATGGAATTAGCATTATATATTATTTTAATAATTGTAAGTTTTACAATCGCATTTTTAGGCGTGATTGTATTATTTACGGTTGATCCGTGGACAGGCTTTGGCCTGTCCGTGGGTGGGCTTATCTTATCAATTCGAACAATGTCGAGGGCTTAACATGAGCGACTATATAAAACAACTATTAAAAGATTATAGCAACTTATGTCATAAAGATTTTATGATTAAGTATAAACCCGAGGAGTTAATAAAAGCCTAGAAAACTATCTCTTACAAGATCAACATAAATCTTTTATAGATAGTCAAGTCAAAACAAGACAATCACAATTAATAAAAAACTAATCTAATAACAAACGCCCCACGTGATCCGTGGGGCGTGGTACTCGATAGAGGTACCAACCAAAATCCAAAAATAGAAATTTTTTTATTTCTATTTTTTTACGATTTTTTTACGATATTTAACTTACTTTACCTTAACATTGTATGGCAGATAGAAGTAGTAAGGCTTCCTAGAATTAGGGGGTAGATTTAAAGGGGACCCGAGGGTATAGTAAATTAAGATGACAGATACAGAATTATTGACCACCGATCAATTACGAGAGAGGCTCGAAAAAGTATGGTTGAAACATATAAAATTATGCCAAGACAACTTCTTGTATTTTGTAAAGAATGTTTGGCCAGATTTCATTTGTAGAACTGATAAAGATCCAGATAAGTGGGGACACCATCAACACATAGCACACGAGTTTACTAAGATATCTAAAAATAAAAAAGGAAGGCTCATAGTGAATATGCCTCCTAGACATACCAAATCAGAATTTGCATCCATATACTTTCCTGCTTGGATGATCGGAAAGAATCCTAAAATGAAAATTATGCAGGTATCTCACAACGCAGAACTTTCAGGAAGGTTCGGTGCTAAGGTAAGAAACTTAATTGATAGTGCGGAGTATAAACAGATCTTTGGAGATGTTAGACTAAGAGAAGATAGTAAGGCAAAAGGACGTTGGGAGACCAATCAAGGTGGGGAATACTTTGCAGCGGGTGTTGGCGGTTCTATCACAGGACGAGGGGCGGACTTACTTATTATTGACGATCCACACACGGAGCAAGATTCGTTATCCGATAGTGCTATGGAGAGAACTTTTGATTGGTACTTATCAGGACCAAGACAACGTCTACAACCTGGAGGCTCAATTGTACTTGTAATGACAAGATGGGCTCAAGATGATTTGACAGGTCGATTAATTAAATCACAAAATGAACCTAAGTCAGACCAATGGGAAACAATTTCTTTTCCTGCTTTGCTTGGAGAAGATGACAATGTCCAACCCGTGTGGCCTGAATATTGGAGCCTAGATGAATTAGAAAAAGTTAAAGCGTCCATATCAATTAGAAATTGGTCAGCTCAATACATGCAAAACCCCACGTCAGAGGAAGGAGCAATTCTTAAAAGAGAATGGTGGCAGCCTTGGGTCGGGGATCTTCCTACGTTAAAACATGTTATTCAATCTTATGATACTGCATTCAGTAAAAAAGAATCTGCCGATTATAGTGCAATTACTACATGGGGAATATTCACGCCTCACGAATCCATGCCTGATGCTATTATGTTAATTGATGCCGTAAAAGGTAAATATGATTTTCCAGAATTAAAAATGGTTGCACTCGATCAATATAAGTATTGGCAACCAGAAACAATTATTATAGAAGCTAAAGCTAGTGGACAAAGTTTATTACAAGAATTAAGAAGAATGGGTATACCGGTTATGGATTACACACCAGGAAGAGGCCAGGACAAACACTCACGGGTCAACGCCTGTGCTCCATTATTTGAATCTAAACAAGTATATTTTCCTAGAGACGAACATTGGGCTCAAGAAGTGATTGAGGAATGTGCTGCGTTTCCTCATGGAGAACATGACGATTATGTGGACAGCACTACCCAAGCTATGTTAAGATATCGACAAGGTTCTTTTGTAACTACTTATGCTGACGAGGATGAGGTTCAAAGTTATAAAGAACGTAAATACGTATATTATTAATTAGGAGTTAAAGACATGTCAAAAAAATCAAGAAGACGAAATAAGATTCTTCTAGCTGGGGCAGCATTATTTGGTGCATCTAAGTTAGGAATGCTAGGAGGAAAATCACAAATTACAGGAGCAACAGGTACAGATAAAAGATTGTTTACAGGTACAGCTAAAAAATTTAAAACTGCTGTTGGTCCAACAAAAGTTAAAACAAAATTTCCAAGATTAAAAGTAGATTCAACAGGTAATGTTTTTAAAGATGGTGTTAACAAAGGAGTTGGTAATACTAAAACTAAATTTGTAAATTTAGATTCAAGTAAAGGAAGTGGATCTGGAATTTATCAAGGTGGTAAAAAAGTTAGTGGTTTGAATCAAAAATCTATTAATGTTTTAAAAGATGGGAAAATTGAAAGTGGTGGTAAGACTTATGAAAATAAAAAAGCTTATTCATCTGCAATGAAAGTTGCAAGATCAAAAAAATCTAATGCAATGAAAAAAAGCACGGATAGCAAAAATCCAGGTTTATTTGGTTTTACATTTGATAAAAAATTATTTAACAAAGGCACAATGGTTAAAGCTCGTGGTGGTGGAATGGCGAGAAATAAACCAACTAAACTTTATTAATTTTTAACATGGCTGAAATTGACAAAGCAATTGAAGAGGAAGTAATAACTCCTGATTCAGAAGAAGTTGATATCGAAATTGAAGGTGAGGAACCGACAACTGTAGAAGAAGCTGTCAACGAGACTGAAGAATTTTTTAAGAATCTTGCAGAAGACATGTCTGACGAGACTCTTCAAAGAATGTCAAATCAGCTATTAGATGATTATAAAAAAGATAGAGTTTCAAGAAAAGATTGGGAAACTTCTTATACCAATAATTTAGATTTACTTGGAATTAAACACACAGAGATGACTAGACCGTTTAAAGGTTCGGCATCCGTGACTCATCCACTTTTATCAGAAGCTGTAACTCAATTTCAAGCACAAGCCTATAAAGAATTACTCCCGTCTCAAGGACCTGTAAGAGCTAGAGTTCTTGGAATGGAAGATAATGAAAAAGTAAATCAAGCACAACGTGTTCAAGATTTTATGAACTACATGATTACTGAAGAGATGGAAGAGTACACTCCAGAATTTGATCAGTTATTATTTTATTTAGCATTAGCAGGTTCTGCATTTAAGAAGGTTTACTATGATGAAGTGATGCAAAGAGCTGTATCTAAATTTATTCCTGCAGAAGACTTAGTGGTTCCATACTATGCTAGCGATTTATTAGAATGTGAAAGAATTACCCATGTTATAAAAATGGGAGAGAATGAAATACTTAAAAAACAAGCAGCAGGATTTTATAGAGATGTAGAATTAAAACCAACTTCAAGTGGTCCCACAGAAATTGAAAAAAAATATCAAGAGTTAGAAGGGGTTACTCCTTCAACTGATAAACAATATTCATACTCAGTTCTTGAGATGCACGTTGATTGTAATTTACAAGAGTTTGAAAACACTAATTCAGAAAAAGAAGTTAAGGTTCCTTACATCATAACTATTGATGAAGGCTCTGGAGAAGTTTTATCTATCTATCGTAACTATGATATGGCAGATGAAACTAAAAAAAGAAAAGAATACTTTGTACATTTTAAATTTTTACCAGGATTAGGTTTTTATGGTTTTGGATTAACACACATGATAGGTGGATTATCTAGAACTGCAACACAATCACTAAGACAATTACTAGATGCAGGTACATTATCTAACTTACCTGCAGGATTTAAGTCTAGAGGTATAAGAATTAGAGACGATGACCAACCATTTCAACCAGGAGAGTTCAGAGATGTGGATGCACCTGGGGGTAACATCAAAGATCAATTTCAAATTTTACCTTTTAAAGAGCCATCAGCTACATTATATCAATTAATGGGCTTTGTTGTTAACGCAGGACAGAAGTTTGCAGCAATTACTAACATGGATACAGGTAATGACATGCAAAATAGAGCTGTTGGTACCACTGTGTCCTTATTGGAACGTGGATCGAGGGTCATGAGCGCAATACACAAGCGATGTTACTACTCAATGAGAAGAGAATTTAGACTTTTATCAAAAGTATTTGGTACATATCTACCACCGATCTACCCATATTCAGTATATGGTGCCTGATCAAGCAGTAAAACAAACTGATTTCGATGATAGAGTAGATGTAATACCGGTTGCCGACCCAAATATTATGAGTATGGCACAAAGAGTAACGCTTGCTAACGAAAATTTAAAGATTGCTATGTCAAATCCTATGATGCACAACTTGAGAGAGGCATATCGTAGAGTATATGAAGCATTAGGAACTCAAGACATAGATCAATTACTTATTCCACAAGAAAAACCAACTCCTAAAGATCCAGCGACCGAGAATATGGAAGCTTTAATGCAAAAACCTTTAAGAGCATTTCCAACTCAAGATCATGACGCACATATTTCAGCTCATGTAGCATTTATGCAAACAAGAATGGTTCAAATTAATCCTCAAGTGTATTCAGCTCTACAAGCACACATATCTGAGCACGTTTCATTAAAAGCACAAGGAGAAGTTGGTGCAATGATTCAAAATGATCCTCAAATGCAACAGATGTTACAACAAGATCCAGAAGGAGCAGAGATTCAAGTTGCTTCTATGATTGCAAAAAGAGTTGCAGAGATAACAACACAACTTGCTCAAGGTGAAGCTATGGGTCAACAGAAAGATCCACTAGTTGCATTAAAAGAAAGAGAATTAGATCTAAAAGCAATTGATATTCAAAGAAGAGCAGAACAAGATATGAATTCTAATGAGATTAGAGAAAATGAAATCGATGAAAGATTAGATATTGAAAAAATGAAACTAGAAAACAATGAAGATCAAGCAGCAGAAAGAATTAGAATTGCTGATGAGAAACTTGAGATTGCTAGAATTAAAAAAAGACAAAGTAAATAATGAAAAGAAAAATTAGAAAACTTCGTGGTGGAGGAATGGATGCTTCAAAATCAGATTTTAAAAGTCCTTCCGTAAATAAGAGTGCTAATCAAGGAGGTGGAAATGGTGGAGGAAGTAAAATTGGTCCTGCAGTCAAAGATGTTCCATTTAAAAAACCTTTAGGTACTGTTGCATCCACTGTTGTAGGAAGTTTAGGAATTCCTTTTTTAGGTACTGCAATAAATTTTGCAGCTAAACAAAATTATAAAGGTAGACAGAAGTTTGCGAAAAAAGAAGGCTTGTACAGAGACAAATACAAAACCACAGGTAAGGTTTTGCAACCTAATTCACCAGAGGGTAAAAAATATTTAAAAAAAGCAGGGTTTGGTGGTAACGCACCTATAACTCCTATTGGAGGTGGAGGAGGAGACAATAATAACTCTTCAATTATTCCAATCGCAGCAACTAAACCAGTTGATCCCTTATTAATAAAACCTAAAGATAATTTTTTTAATTTTGTAGCTTACAAAGTTGGAGGTTTATCAGGTGGTATAAGTTATGGACCACCACCAAAGAGAGGACCTAACCCTCAAGTACCTCCAATAAAAATGAAAAGAGGAGGATATAAAAAATAATGTGGTTATCAGCTATCAAACTCGCAGTCTCTGCTGGAAGTAAAATTTATGCTAACAAGCAGAAGACAAAAATAGCTATGTCAGATGCACAGCTTATGCATGCATCTCGTATGGCCGAGGGTAAGGAAGCTTACCAAGGAAAACTTTTAGAAGCACGTCAATCGGACTGGAAGGACGAGGCAGTTTTATTAATTTTAAGTTTGCCCATAGCAATTTTAGCTTGGGCAGTTGTCAGCGATGATCCGTCCGCTATGGACAAGGTTAAATTGTTCTTCGAGATGTTCTCGCAGCTCCCATCATGGTTTACAAATTTGTGGATCCTTGTCGTGGCGAGCATCTATGGTATTAAGGGAACTCAAATCTTCAGAGGCGGAATGAATAAGGATAAAAAATGAATCTAGAAAGAGATCTACAAAAACTTAAAAAAGAAAAACAGATGAAAGAATCTGCTATTGCTCAACTTAGAAAAAGAAGTAAAGATTCAGTAGCTAGACCTAGAGCAGAAAAAAATATTTTATCAACTAACCCAGAGATGCAAAAAATATAATGTGGAAGTGGCTTAAAAATTTATTTAAACCTAAAAATCAAACTGATCCTCATATTCAACAATTTGAGGAAGTTGATTATTCAAAACTATCAAAAGGCGACCTTAAAAAATTAAAGGCACAAGGTAAAATAAAAAGTATTTACAAACCTTATAATTAATATATAGATTCTGTATGAATCTTCGATCTACACTTTTACAAGCTTTAGAAGATAGATATAATGCTCAGATATCTGAAGCCGATGCTACTATTCAAATATATTTAGAAAAACCTGTAGCAATCGGAGAGCATCCTCAACACTTAGATGAAATAGATAAATTAATTACAAAAATTTCAGAAGCAGAAGAAAAGTTAGAAGTACTACAACAATTCAAATTATAATTAATGTTGGATTATCACACTAAAGAACAGATTGTTAATGTAATTAATAAACAAATTAAAGATATAAAAGATCATCTCTGCTATGGGGTTGAAACGGTAGAACAACTGATGTATGGTAGGGGCAGACTCAGCGCCTTAGAAACGCTGCTTCAGGATATTAAAAACCTGCAAAAGGAGGATAACGATGGTACAATTGATAAAACCTAAACTTACTGATTTCGGAAACGAAAAAAACAAGGAAGAGGTTAAATCACAGATTCCAACAGATCCCAAAGGCATCAAAGAATATCTTGAAATCATACCCAACCCAGTAGGATACCGTATGCTTGTTAGACCTTGGTCAGGACAAGCAAAAACAAAAGGCGGTGTAATCTTAGCAGACGAAACTCAAGACAAAATTCAAATGACAACTGTCGTTGGATTAGTTGTCAAACAGGGTGACCTTTGTTATCAAGATAAAGAAAAATTTCCTAAAGGTGCTTGGTGTAAAGAAGGAGAATTTGTTATTTATGGCAGATACTCTGGAAGTAGATTTCAAACTAAATTCGGTGAGCACCGAATACTCAATGATGACGAGATCATAGGAACTATAGGTAAGCCAGAAGATATTCTCCATTTATTTTAAATAAAGGAGAATAAAAATGGCAGAAGTAAAAGACTATAGTGCAGAAGCACTTATGGCAAAAGAACATGAGGTAGAGTTAGATACCGATAATGTTAAAGAAGAAAATGTATCTGTAGAAGAAAAATCAAAAAAAGAAGAAGCACCAAATTTAAATGTTGGTGAAGTTGATTTAGGATATACAGGACACGATAAACCAGAAGAAGATAAAACAGAAAAACCACAAATAGAAGTTACAGAAGATAAACCTGAAACTCCTGTTGAGGAAAAAGTTGAATCTAAAACTGAAGAAGAAAAACCAAACCTTAATGAGTCGAGAAGAGATTATCAAAAAAGAATTGATAAACTTGTCTTTCAAAAAAAAGAAGCTGAAAGAAGAGAAAAAGCAGCACTTGATTTTGCACAAGGTATACAAAAGAAATTTGACACTAATCTTAAAAAGTTAAATTCTACTGACGATCAGTATCTAAAAGAATTAGATGCTAGAGTAGACGCTCAGAGAGAACAGGTCAAAGTAGCTCTTCAATCAGCAATCGAAAGTCAAGACGCTTCTAAAATTATGGAGGCTAACGATAAATTAACTCAACTAGCTGTCGAAAAAGAAAAAGCTAGATTAGAGATGAATAATCGTGAAGAAAAAAAGAAAGTTGAAGAAGAAAAAAGTAAACAACAACAAAACGTACAAGCTGAACCTCAAACAGCGGAAACATCACAAACGGCACCACAAATTACACCTAGAGCTAAGAAATGGGCTGAGGAAAATACGTGGTTCGGGACTGATGAGGTCATGACTAATGCTGCTATTACTATACACAACAATATTTCTCAAGAGGGTATTGAAGTCGACAGTGATGAGTATTATAATGAAGTTAACTCAAGACTTAAAGGATATTTTCCAGAGAGTTTTAGTAACACTAATGACGAGCCTAAAAAAGAGACACCCAAACCCGTCCAAACGGTTGCCTCGGCTGGTCGTAGTCAACAAGGACGCAGAACTGTGAAACTCACAAAGTCACAGGTAGCGATTGCTAAAAGATTAAATGTGCCACTAGAGGAATATGCTAGATACGTGAAGGAGGATAAATAGTATGAGTACAATTAAGAGAACTTCACGGGAGTCAGAGAATAAAGCAACGAAAGAAGCTCCAAAAGCTTGGACTCCACCATCCAGTTTGGATGCACCACCCGCACCGAACGGTTACGCCCACAGATGGATCCGTACTACCGTTCAAGGTTTTGAAGATACAGCTAATGTATCTAAAAAATTAAGGGAAGGATGGGATTTTGTTACAGTCGAACAAGTCAAAGATGAGATCGGCACTAATAAATATCCTTTCTATACCGAAGGCAAATACGAGGGGTGTATAGGAATTGGAGGCCTTGTGCTGGCAAGGATACCAGAAGAGATATTGGTTTCACGTGCTGAGTATTTTAAAAAACTTACTCAAGACAGAATGAACGCGGTAGACAATGATCTTATGAAGGAACAGCACCCTGACATGCCTATCAATATTGATAGACAGTCAAGAGTGACCTTTGGTGGTAGTCGTAAAAAATAATATTTTTGCAATACCTACCGGGTTATTAAAATAAACTGTTAAAACGGAGAAAACAAATATGTCAAATCAAGTAGAAAAGTTTGGTCTAAGACCTTACAGAAAACTAGATGGAACACCTCTTGTTGGAGCCCAAAACAGATATACGATTGCTTCAGGTTATGCTTCTGCAATTTTCCAAGGCGAAATGGTTGAACCATTAGGCACTGGAAATATTCAGAGACACGGCCCGAACACTTCGGACGCTGTTGTGGGTGTTTTTAACGGATGTTTTTACACAGACCCAACTACTCAAAAGCCGACTTACAGCAACTACTACCCAGGTGGTATTGCTGCTTCTGACATCACAGCATTTGTTGTTGATGATCCAGATGCAGTATTTTTAGTTGATGCTGACGAAGCTTTTACTAGAGCCGATCTGTACAAGAACTACTCTGTTACTAACACAACAGGTGTAACACAAACAGGAATATCAAAACAACAACTTGATGTTAGTGTTTCAGGAACTGCAACTACATTCGCTATTCAAGCGATTGATATTTCGCAAGACCCAGAAAACTCTGACACAGGTTCAGCTAATGCGAACATTCTTGTTAGAATCAACAATCACTTCTATAGAAGTGGCACAGGTATAGCGTAATAAAGGAGACATACTATGGCAATATCACGATCCCAACTAGTCAAAGAACTAGAGCCAGGTTTGAATGCTTTATTCGGCCTGGAATATAATAGATACGAAAATCAGCATGCTGAAATTTTCGTAACTGAAACATCTGACAGAGCTTTTGAAGAAGAAGTAATGTTAAGTGGTTTCGCTTCTGCACCAACTAAACAAGAGGGTGCTGGAGTTGTGTTTGATACAGCTGGTGAAACTTTCACTGCTAGATACAACCACGAAACAATCGCTTTAGCATTTTCGATCACTGAAGAAGCAATCGAAGACAACCTGTATGACAGATTAGCTGCAAGATACACAAGAGCTCTTGCAAGATCTATGTCAAACACGAAGCAAGTTAAAGCTGCAAACGTGCTTAACCAAGCACAATTCAATGCTGTAACTGGTGGTGACGGTGTACCGTTAATTTCGGCTTCTCACCCACTAGCAACAGGCGGTACATTCTCGAATAGACTTACTGTAGCTGCAGATCTTAACGAAACTTCACTAGAGCAGTCGTTAATCGACATCGCTGGATTCGTAGACGAAAGAGGTCTAAGAATCGCTACTCAAGGTAGAAAGATGATAATTCCAAAAGAATTACAATTTACTGCTGAGAGATTGATGAAAACTCCTCAAAGAGTTGGAACAGCTGATAACGATATCAACGCAATCGCTTCAATGGGGATGGTACCAGAAGGATACTCAGTTAATAATTTCTTAACTGATACTGACTCGTTCTTCCTAATGACTGATGTACCTAATGGAATGAAACATTTCGTTAGATCACCAATCAAAACTGCGATTGAAGGTGACTTCGATACTGGTAACGTAAGATTTAAAGCTAGAGAAAGATACTCTTTTGGATTCTCAGATCCTAGAGCAATCTTTGGTAACGGAAACTTACCAACTAGTTAATAGTCTTTAAAGATTATATTAAGGGCGGTGCATTAACTTTGCACTGCCCTTTTTTTTATGTTAATTATAATTATGATTATTAATAAAGAAATTAATCGTAAGGTAGAAAAAGAATATTTTTTTATTAAAGGCATTTTAGACATAGACTGTCAATATTTTATTGAAAAAATTAAGGAAAGTTGCTCTTCAAAAGATAATAACAATTATGTCACTAATATATTAGGACTAATGACTCCTTATAATTTTTTTGTAAATGATGAAAAATTTATAAAAGAAATTGCTCATCCCCTTATGGATTATGTTGACGAAAACTATAAACAAATAAGCTATAGTCTTCGAGATGCTTGGGGATTTGAGCTAAGACCTAGAGAAAAAACAATATTTCATGATCACCATGAAGCATTATGGTCGGCAGTAGTATATTTAAATGATTGTGAACAAAATTTAGAATTTAAAGATATTGAACAAAAATGTAAACCACAAAAAGGTGCTTTTTGTATTTTTAGTTCATTTTTAAGTCATGGATGTAAAAAAAATACAGATACTATTTCAAAATTTGGAATGAGTCTTAATTTTAATGAATTAAAAGCTTAATAATTCAAGTAGTATTTACCTAAACTAATAAGTATAATATAATAAAAAGACCTAGAAAATATAATTTTGTAGACTGGCTAGGCAGACGGTATAGAGACTACAAAATTTAACCGCTATACAGGAGAAAACTATTATGGCAAACACAACTTTTTCAGGACCAGTCATTTCTAAAAATGGCTTTATAGGTACTGGACCAGGATCAACTGTAGCACTAACAGCTAACACATCGTTAACTGTAAATGCTCACGCAGGAAGAATCCTTTTAACACAAGATGCAGATGGTATTTTCACTTTACCTTCAATTGTTGCAACAGCTGATTCAGCAGTGGCAGGACCAGGAAGTGATTTAAATAATGCAAATAATATTGGTGCAACTTTTACTTTTTACGTAGACACAACTGCAACTGATGTTCAAATCGTAACTGATGGAACTGATAAGTTCACAGGTGCAGCTATGGTTGCTGTAGATGATGGAGCTAAAAAAGCTTTCTTTCCAGGAGCATCTAATGATGTTCTTACTATGAATGGAACTACTCAAGGTGGTATCATTGGATCTATAGTTTCAGTGACTGCTATTGAAGCAGCTAACTATTTGGTTCATAGCTCAATGTTGCTTGGATCAGGAACTATCGTTACACCGTTTAGCGACACGTAATAATAAACTAGTGGCTCCTTCGGGAGCCACAAATTAAAGGAGAAAATTATGGGTGGATCAAGTTTTTCATCGGATCAGTCGGTTGCACACGCAACTGGTACAGCTCAAATGGTAGCAGTAGGTGGAACAGGTAAAACAAATAGAACAAGATTAACTTCTATTCAAGCAAAAGGAAATGCTAGTGGTTCAATTATATTTAGATCTGGTGGCGCTACAGGAGATGTTATTGCAACTTATCTTTTTGGAACTGAAGGTTTAGATATGTACTTACCAGGTAATGGTATTTTTTTCGCAGATGGTATTCATGCGACTATTGCTGGAACTGCAGGTGTAACTATTTCATTTACTTAAAATGGATTTAGATTATTACGCTGATATAATCGAATTAAAAAAAGGTGGCATGCCACCTAGAAATAAAAAGAATTTCCGTTCTACAAAAAGTGGAGCGGGAATGACTCAAGCTGGAGTCATGGCTTACAGAAGAAAAAATCCTGGAAGTAAATTAAAAACTGCAGTCACAGAAGATAAACCAGGTAAGAAAAGAGCAGCTCGGAGAAAATCATATTGTGCAAGAAGCGCAGGACAAATGAAAAAGTTTCCTAAAGCTGCAAAAGACCCTAATTCAAGATTAAGACAGGCTAGACGTAGATGGAAGTGTTAGACTATGTCTTACCTAAATGCTAATATACCACCTATATATTGTAAAGTAAAAAAGGAGTATTTATATGATCTTAAAAAACATCAAGGAGAAAGTGAAGAGTGTGTGGTCTTCAGTATCACATCCATATCGGGACGTGCAATCTTATTTAACATCATGTTACCAAATGGTGCATGCTTTTGGCGCTTGCCTATCTCAGCGTTTTTCCAAAAATCACATGATAGAGCCACTGTGCCGAATATGCAGACGCACGAGTTGGAACTGTGGAACTGTTTTAGTTACTACCCTAGTGTTACTTGTTTTGATTGGTTGGCTGGTTTAAAAGGTAAATTTTTAGGTTTAGACAAAAAATTTTACCATGGAAAATATTTATTTACTATTGATTGGGCTCATCCAGAAACTAATATTTTGGACACAGAGCATTCTGAAATTCCTCAGGAACATAAGTGTGCACATATATTGGAGCTTACTAACGGTAATTATGCAGCTCAGCCTAATAATCGTATTTTGTGGCATGTTAATAGTTACACTACTGATGACAGTTGGCCTGACTACAAAGTTCAAACTACATACTGGGATGCAGAAGATTCAAATATGGTTACAGAAGATAGTGACAAAATGTTTTACGAAATGAAAGAAAAAACAACATCTGAGTTACTTAGAGAGGGTTTTGAAGAAGAGAAAAAAATGTATGAAGAGGAAGAAAAAAACAAAAGAACTTATTTAAATTATAAGGAATATGCACACGATTTATCATTTGAAAACGATGGTAATAAAAATGATTGATAGGTTTATATATAATTTTTTTGGGCTACTAGACAAGTTATTTAATAAGATAGATAATATATTTAACAGGAAAAATAAAAAGAAATAATTATGGGGTATCAAAGAATGAACTATTATGCGACAGGTTTATTGATATTAATGCTAGTCATATTAGCTCTTTGTGGGGGACCAAGTGTCCAATAAACCTTTAGATATCGGAGAAGAGGCAAGAGTACAGATGCCGATGAAGACGGTTGCTAGCCTGATCGTGCTCGTTGCAATGGGCGTGTTCGCTTATACGGAGCTGACTGCGAGGTTAGTATCGTTAGAGACATCACGTGAGTTATTTGAAAATGATTTATTAAAAAAATCTGAACAAGTGCCTACGGACCAGGAGCAACATTTTTTAATTGAGGATTTGTACAAAACCGTTGAGAAGATGGAAGAAACTCAAGAGATGAACATGACTAACAAAGTCAACATAGAATTTTTAAGAGAACAATTAGATAAAGCATTAGAAGATATTGAAGGACTGAAAGATAAAGTAAGAGAAAATGGTAAGGCATACTAATGACAGAGTTAGTGGTAGCATTACTTATGATTGTACATGGAGAGATAAAGGAGGCACGTATCCAGACTTCAATGTCTGATTGTCTTAAAGGAGCACGTACAGCTAGACGTGATTCTAAATCGCACGTAAAGTATCAATGCCTGAAGCAAATAGCAGAGCTCGAAAAAAATATAGATGGATCTTTTTCAATTAAGAAGTTAATATTAGAATAATAATTATGAACCTTTCACAAAATTTTACTCTTCAAGAGTTAATTAAATCAGATACAGCTATACGTTTGGGCATTGATAATAATCCTAATGCAGATCAAATAGAAAAATTAAAAGCATTATGTGAAAATGTATTGCAACCGGTCAGAGATCATTTTGGTAGAGTAAAAGTCACATCAGGGTTCCGTACTATTGAGCTTTGCCGTGCCATCGGTAGCTCAGAAAAATCGCAGCATGCAAAAGCTGAGGCCGTTGATTTCGAATGTATAGGGGTCGACAACGCTGAGGTAGCTGATTGGGTACATATGAACTGTGAGACAGATCAATTGTTGCTTGAGTTTTATACACCAGGAGAACCTAACTCTGGATGGATTCACGCCAGTTGGATACCTTATCAACCTAGAAGACAGTTTATGCATGTTTTTAAATTTGAAGGTAAAACAAAATACAAACCAATTATTGGCAAAGCAAAAGATTTAATATAATTATCTTTTGTGAAAGTTTTTAAAAATTTCTTAAAAGTTGAAGATTTTAACAATTTAAAAGAAAATCTTACTTCAAATTATTTTCCTTGGTATTTACACAAGGGTGTACTGTATAAAAATGATGGCAATGTAATGATGACCCATAACTTTTTTGATAATCAAAAAAATTATATTAATTCAAACTATTTTGATTTACTTAAAAATTTAATTACAAATATAAATCCTTTTACACTAATTAGAATAAAAGCTAATCTTACCTTTCCAACTCAAAAAAATAAAGAAACTGGTTTACATATAGATATACAAAATGCAAAAAATTATAAAATTTTTACTGGACTATATTATCTAAATACAAATGATGGGTACACTTTATTTGAAGATGGAACTAAAAATTACAGTATTGAAAATTCTTATATTGAGTTTGATGGTTCTATAAAACACCAAGCGGTTACACATACAAATACATCTAATAGAATTGTAATAAATTTTAATTATATAAAATAATTATGAATATTAATTTTTTATGTTCTCTACCTAGAGCAGGTAATACATTACTTGGGTCAATAATAAATGAAAATAAAAAAATAAAACTTAGTCCAAATTCAATTACTTTGGATATTGTATATAAACTACATGAATTAAAAAATGATGATATTTTTAAAAACTTTCCTAAACATAGCTCTTTAGATAACTTAATTAAATTAAGTTTACAGAATTATTATAAGGATTGGAACTGTGACTTAATAATAGATAGAGGACCATGGGGAACACCAGATAATTTATATATACTAAAAAAAATTATTAATAATCCAAAATTTTTAATACTTTTAAGACCGTTAGAGGAATGTTTAGCTTCATTTGCAAAAATACAAATAGATAACAAAAATTATACAAAAAATAACATCAACAATTATTTATTGAGACTACTAAGACAAGACGAGGTAATCGGTAAAAATATATGGAGTATTAATAATTTAATAAAAGAAAATGAAAATTATAAAATATTTTATTACGATGATTTAATAAATAATACAGATTATTTTCTTCAAAACCTAAGCCTTTTTCTTGGCTTCGATATAAAAAAACCAAAAAAATTAAAACAATTTTCAATAGATCAAATTTACTACAAAGATAACTATATTGATAACTTACATAAAATAAGAACAGATAAAATTGAAAAATTAAATTACGTTGTGGAAGACTACTTAAATTATGATATGATTCAATTTATTAAATATAATAACCCAATATCTTTAAAAAAATTAAATGAAACCAACAATAATTAAAAATAATTTTTTTGAAAACCCAGAAGAAGTTATAAAATATTCGAAACAAATTACATGGAAAAAACCATCAAACCAAGACAACTGGCCTGGATTAAGATCAGACAATCTATTTGAAATTAACCAAAAACTTCACGATGACATAGTAGAGAAAATAGTAAAATTATATTTTAATGGTTACAAAGTATCTATTGAAAGTACAACCATACAGTTTCATAAAATTACATACGAAGATTGGTTACTGCATGATAAGAAGAATACAAGAATTCATAAAGATTTTACTGACTTAGCGGGTATAATTTATCTAAATCAAGATACAAATAATTTTTATACGGGTACTACAATTTACGATAAAGATAAAAACCCATCAATACAAGTTTCAAATTCATTTAATACTCTTGCATGTTATGATGGTAATGTTTATCATGGAGCTACTAGCTTAGATAAAAATGAAAGATTAACTATTGTAATATTTTTAAATAAAATTAAGGAGATAAAAACATGGCTATAACTAGAGGACAAATACCAGCACAAATTGATGGAAAATTAAGAGGGGCGAGAGACGAGAAAGAAAAAAAGAAAAGAGTCAAAATAGCTATTAAAAAGAAGAAAAACCCTTTAGCCAAGACGTTTACTGTTTAATTAAAAAATGATATAATTCTTGCATGACTAAATTATGTGCAAGAGGCAAATCAGCCGCTAAAAGAAAATTCAAAGTATATCCAAGCGCATATGCAAATGCTTATGCATCAAAGATTTGTGCAGGAAAAATTAAAGATCCATCAGGTGTAAAAAGAAAAGATTTTAAAGGTCCTAAACCTGCAGGTAAAAAAATTGGTGGAGAAACTAAAGTAAAAGTAAATGAAGTAATAAAGGGTTTAAAAAAAGCATCTAAAACACATGCTGCACAAGCAGAAACTTTAAGCACTCTGAAGCTTAAATATGGTGGTGGAAAAGACATGGGTGCTAAAAAAAAGAAGGCAAGAGATAGGTACGACAATAATTTAGAAGATTTACCTAGAGGTTTAAAAATAGATACAACTACAGACAGTAGTGGCTCTGCTGCAAATAAAAAGAAAAAATCATCAAAATTTAGTAAACTACCTTCTACAAATAAAATGATGTGTGGTGGCGAGGTACGTGGAGCAGGAGCAGCGATTAAAGGAACTAAATTTAAAGGAGTATTTTAATGGGAAAGAAAAAAAGTATACCAGACTATTTAAAAAACTCACTTAAAGGAACAACATTGGGTGGAAGCCTAGGGGTTGATGATACTGAATATGTTACAGTACCTAAAGGAACACTAAATATTTCAAAAGGTAAAACTACTATAGAAGGTGGAGTCGCAAAACCTATTAGTAAATTTGATAAAGAAAATATTAATAGTGAAATATCATTAGGTATTTCTCGTAAATTTGATGATGAAAGTGGTGGAGTAAGTTTAACTGGAACTAAATCTGGTAAAAACAAAAGTGCTACATTTAGTTTTTCTAAAACATTTAGTGAAGGCGGAGAAGCTAGGGGCACGGGAGCAGCGATTCAAGGCAAAGGTTTCAAAGGTATATTTTAATGAGCCTAAAGAAATGGTTCAATGAAAAATGGGTTGATATAGGATCACCAAAAAAAGGGGGAGGATATAAAGAATGTGGAAGAAAATCTGCAAGTGGATCAAAAAGAAAATACCCCAAATGCGTGCCTGCTGCAAAAGCAGCCCGAATGACAAGTTCAGAAAAGCGTTCTGCTGTTGCAAGGAAAAGACAAGCAGGTAATCCTGGAGGAAAGCCAAATAATGTCAGTACCTTTACCAAGAGATACTATGGTGGTATGATAGACGTATAATATTTTAGGAGAAAATTATGGATAAGAATTTAAAAGAAGTACCGGCAAATAAACAAAAATCGCTAGGTAAATTACCAACTGATGTAAGAAATAAAATGGGTTACGCTAAAAAAGGCACTATGATGAAAGCCACAGAAGGTAAATTTGCTGAAGAAGACAAGTATGCAAAACAAGTCAGAGAAATGAAACTTGATGCTAAAAAAGGAAAAGGTACAAGTCGTCTTTCTAAAGATATCAAGAAAAAAAACATAGGTGGCGAAATGAAATCTACTCAAGGTTATGGTGCAGCTAGAACTTCTGGTTCGGGCTTACAAGATGAAAGTTTACCACTAGATAAGTCTTTGGATTATTACAAAGACATAATGTAATGAATTATGGCTACGTCAGGAACTACATCATTCGATCTTCAGATCGATGACATTATTGAAGAAGCATACGAACGATGTGGTATGCGGACTAATAGTGGGAATGACTTACGTAGCGCAAGAAGAAGTTTAAATCTTTTATTTTCAGAATGGGGCAACAGAGGTATACACCTTTGGAAAGTTCAACTTAATGAACAAGTTTTAACTGCAGGAACTGCAACTTATACTGTTGCAACAGATGTTAACGATGTTCTTGAAGCATATATTTCTACAACTGCAGCAGCAGGAAATACTTCATCAACAAACGATATATCATTAACAAAAATTGATAGATCTGCTTATGCTGCAATTCCAAATAAATTACAAACAGGACAACCTTCGCAGTATTTTGTCGACAGACAAACGACACCTACTATAAGTTTGTATTTAGCTCCAGATGCAACTACTTATACAACATTAAAATTTTACACAATAAACAGAATCGAAGATGCAGGTGGTTTTACAAAAACAGCTGATGTCGCTTATAGATTTTTACCTTGTATGTGTTCTGGCCTTGCATATTATTTATCACAAAAAAGAGCACCAGATAGAATACAATTATTAAAACAATTATATGAGGATGAATTACTTAGAGCATTAAACGAAGACGGTTCAAGAACTTCAGTTTATATCTCTCCACAAACTTATTTTGGAGATGGAGTATAATGTCTTTCGCAACTGGTAAAAGATCAAAAGCTATTTCTGATAGATCTGGACAAGCATTTCCTTATAAGGAGATGGTTAAAGAATGGAATGGTTCTCTAGTACACATATCTGAGTTTGAACCTAAACATCCACAACTTGATCCACCTTATCATAAAGCAGATGCAGTAGCATTGAGAAACCCAAGAACTATGACGGTACAACAACCAACTCAAGAATTTTCAAACGATCAAACTATTTCAGATTCTGGTGGTATTCATGTTGGAGTAGCAAATCTTTCATTACCTGGAGACTTTGCTTTTAGAACACAAGATTTTAATGTTACATCAAACGGTATTACAACTACAATTCACAGTATGGTTCCAGAAGACCCATCACTTCAAAATAGAAGTAGAGAATTAATTTCAACAATTGGATCAGTAGGAGTTAGTATATCATAATGGCTATTACACACTCATCTTTTCTTACACAAGTTAGAAACTACACAGAAGTAGACGCTAATGTTTTAACGGATGCAATTATTCAAGATTTTATAAGAAGTGTTGAATTAGATGTTGCAGGTAAAGTTGACTATGATGATTTAAGAAAATACTCTACATCTAATTTTACTGCTGACAATAGATATGTTTCATTACCTTCAGATTTAACAATTATAAGATCAGTTCAATCAATAGATGGAAGTGGAAACAGAACTTTTTTAGAAAAAAGAGACACAAGTTTTATATCAGAATACAATAACGAAGGTGCAACCGGCACTCCTAAATATTGGGCTAATTGGGATGATTTTAACCTTTTGGTAGCTCCAGTTCCAAGTTCAGCTTTACAAGTACAAATAAATTATATCATTGATCCACCTAATTTTACTTCTACAAACAATACTTTTTTATCTACTTATCAAGAATCAATGTTATTACATGGTGTTCTAGCAGAAGCTTTTAGGTTTTTAAAAGGACCCGACAGTCTTGGCAACATCTACAATACAAAGTATACTGAAGAAGTACAGAATTTTGCTCTACAACAAATGGGCAGAAGAAGACGAGCGGAGTTTGATGATGGTGTACCAAGAATGGTAGTGCCCTCTCCCTCTCCAAACCAATAATTTTAAAGGAGAATAATTATGGCAATAACAACAAACGCAATCTGTGATTCTTTTAAAAAAGAATTACTTCAAGGAAGTCACGATTTTGATGCATCAACAGACACATATAAATTAGCGATGTATACTAGTTCAGCGACTTTAGGAAAATCAACAACAAACTATATTACTGCAAATGAAGTGACTTCATCAAACTACACAGCTGGTGGAGCTGCCTTAGTAAATCAAGGTGTTAAAGTTTCATCTTCAGTAGCTATTACTGATTTTGCTGATCTTAGTTTTCAAAACGTAACTCTTACTGCAAGAGGTGCATTAATCTATAACACTCAAACAAACGGTGGTACAAACACTACTGATGCAGTTGCTGTGTTAGATTTTGGAAGTGATAAAACTGCAACAGCTGGAACATTTACAATTCAGTTTCCTGCATTTACTACTTCTGCTGCTATTTTAAGAATAGCTTAATAAAGGAATAAGATGATATGGCCACTGGATGGGGTAAGAAGACATGGGGTGCAGAAGCTTGGGGAGATCTAAGCGATACATCCGTTAACCTAAGTGGCCTATCATTAACATCAACTATTGGGAACGAAACCCACGTAATTGATCATCAAGTAACTCTCACTGGATTACAATTAACATCAACTCAAGGATCTGCTGTAGGGGGAACCTCTGCTTTAGTTTCAGTCACCGGTAGTCTAGAATCTATTGGTGTTGGAAGTGTTTCAACACCTATTGGACAAGAGGTTGGTGTATCTGGTTCACAGATACAATTTAATCAAGGAGCAGTAACCATTGATGACACAACACTAACTGGAGAAGGTTGGGGTAGAGATGCTTGGGGAAGTTTTGCTTGGGGCGATAATTATTCAATTCAAGTTACAGGTATTTCACTTACATCTTCAATTGGTGAAGAGACAGCATTTACAGATGTTACTGCATCTGTTACAGGACAACAACTAGCTGCTTCTTTCTCTCATCCATCTTTTTCGATTCAGATTGATCAAGATATATTTGTACTAGCTTCGGAAGATCAGCTTGATGCTTTAACCTCAGCCTCAACAGTATCTGCAGATGCGAATGTTAGTGTCACTGGTGTTCAAGCTACAATGTCTCAAGGAAATACTACAGGAGGTCTTAAAACTCCAGTAGATGTTACAGGTATCCAAGCTACAATGACTTTGGGTTCTATAACCCTAATTCAATCAACTAATGAATCGGTTACGGGACAACAGTTGACATTGACTCTTGGCCAACACGCAGATATACCAGGTCAAATTATAGGTGTAGGCGGGTTACAATTAGCGACCTCAATAGGCTCTGTGGTAGCTGAAGGTACTGCAAATATAGATGTTACAGGCATACAATTGGCAGCTTCAGTAGGAAGTCCTATTGTTACTGCATGGGCTGAAGTAAACCCAGGCGTTAATAATAATTGGACAGAGGTTGATAGAGCAGCTTAAATAAGGTATTATTAGATTATTTAGGAGATAAAATTTATGACATCTAGTTATTCTACAGATTTAAAACTCGAACTAATGGTGACTGGCGAAAACGCTGGTACATGGGGAGATAAAACAAACACAAACTTAAATGTAATTCAACAAGCTATCGCTGGTTTCGAACAAGTAACACTTTCAAGTGGTGGTACTTTAGCACTTGTAATGTCAGATGGTGCATTATCTAACGCAAGAAACATGGTAATTAAATTTGCATCAGCAACTATTGCTGCTAGTACAATTTGTACTATCCCAGATTCAATAGAAAAATTTTATATATTTGATGCAACAGGTTTAACTAATCCAACTAACCTTACAATTAAAACTGCATCAGGAACTGGATTTACTTTAGACCAAGCAAAAATTTACGCAGCATATTCTGATGGAACAAACTTAAATGAAATTTCATTAGACACTCTAGGTGGAACTATTGCTGCTGCAAATATTTCAGGTACAATTGCAACCGCACAAATTGCAGACGATGCTATAACTACTGCTAAAATTACTGATGCAAATGTAACTACTGCTAAAATCGCAGACTCAGCAGTAAGCACTGCAAAAATCGCAGACGATGCTGTGACTGCTGACAAATTAGCAAACACTGCAGTAACTGCAGGATCTTACTCGTCAGCGGCTATTACAGTTGATGCTCAAGGAAGACTTACTGCTGCTGCAGATGGAGCAGGTGGTGGTGCTAACATGATATTCAAACAAGTTAATGCAGGACCTTCTTCTGGAACTTATACAGCTAGTGCAAACGCAAACTTTGCTGGAATATATGCTTACGCAGGCGGAGGCGGAGGCGGAGGAGCTTATAATCCAGGTGCAGGGCCTGGAGGAGGAAACGGAGGAAACGGTGCTTTTGGATTTGTAAGCAAACCAATAACGCAACCTTTTTCACAACCTTTTAGTGTTGGAGCTGGAGGTTCAAGAGGAAATCCACAAAACCCAAGAGGAAATGCTGGTAGTGCTGGTGGTACAACTTCTTTAACTAATGTTTTTAGTTTCACTGCAGGAAATGGTGGACAAGGTGGAAGTTGGCATGGTCAACCTGTAGGAAACCCTGGTAACAATGGTGCTACTTCTGTAACAGCCCCCGCTACTTTGACTACTTTACCTTCAAGAATTTATGGATCATCTGGAGCAACTGGTACTTCTGTTGTATCATATGGCGAAGGAGGTCCGGGTGGTATTTCAATAAGCCCTAATCAAGCCACAGCAGGAACATCTGGAAAACAAGGGCTAATATTAATTTTAGAAAATACAGGACAATAATATGGCTAAAGCAATTTTTAATTTAAATAGTGAAAATGAAATGCATTCATTGTACCGAATAGCGAGAGATGAAGATTTTTTAAATGCAAATAAAAATTTTGATAGTTCTAGCTATACTATTTTTGACATAACAACGGAACAATTTGAAGGCATAAAAAACCAAGAATTAGAAGTTATAAGTCATGATGGTTCAACAATAACTTTTGAAAATATAGTTTCTACAGAACCTGCAGCACCTGCGGGAAATACTACTGAACCTAAATTTAAAACAGAAGCAGAATTAAAAGATTATATTAAAGAACAAATAGAACAACTAGAAAATTATACTAAATATAATTCTGGTAAACCTATTATATCTATTATAAATTCATATGTAAGTTGGATGAAAGCATTAGATACATCATCTTTAGCTCCCTTGAATATAAGTTTAGAAAAATATGCTACTCAACAAGGTCAAGAATCATTGAGTGTACTTGAACTTATTTAAGGTTTACTTTTTATAAAAAAAATATAGTTTGGTTTTATGTTTTCTAAAAATATAGAATTTATTGCACATGAAGATTACGTTAAATTTAAAGAAGATTATCCCACTCCAATAAAATTAAATATTCCAGATTGGTTTAAAAAATTAAACCATAATGTAGGAAGCCAAACCGTAAAAGGTTGTATGCCTTTTCTAGATACCTTAACAACTGGTTATCTTTTAAAGGTACCTCAAGATTATTCTTTTATACATAACTCTAAAAAAGAAGACGGAAGTGGGGATATTATTTGGCATCCTAACGAAGCAGATGATTCTTTACTATATAAAAAATCAATTAATTTAACTGGAAACACTCCAAATATGCACCCTCCGCATCAATTAGGAGAATCTCCATATGTAGAAAAAAATAAAAAACTTCCTTTTTTAAAAATATTAAATCCATGGATAATAAAAACACCTCCTGGTTACTCATGTTTATTTGTGCCACCCTTAAATAATACTGATGATAGGTTTTCTATAATTTCTGGAATAGTCGATACAGATAGTTTTAAAAATGAAATTAATTTTCCAATTGTGATTAATGGAGATAAATATCCATATTTAGAAACAACAATAAAAAAGGGAACACCTTATGTTCAAATAATACCTTTTAAAAGAGATTCTTGGAATATGAAAATAAAAAGTGCATCGACAGATGATATAATTAAAAACAAAATATTTTATAGTCTAGGAATATTACATAAGTATAAAAATAAATTTTGGAATAAAAAAAAATGGACTTAAAAAATTACATTAATGTTTATGATGATGTTTTTCCAGAAAAAGTTTTAAACAAACTTTTTAAAGTATGTAAAAATTTTACTTGGAAAGAAGGAGAAGTTGGACAGGGTGAAATTAACAAAAAAGTTAGAAAAGTAAATATTTGTGGTGTGCATCCTTCTAGTGAATCAATGACTGAAGTACATTGGTTTTATATAATTAAAGATATTGTTGCAAATACTGTGTCTAGATATACAGAAGAAAACAAAATTAAAACAATTTATACAAGTGGTATTGAATCAATTCAATTTTTAAAGTACCAATCATCGGATTATTATGTATGGCATTATGATCATGCACCACAAATGTCGAGAACTTTAAGTTGTATAATTTTTTTAAATGAAGATTATGAAGGGGGAGAACTTTGTTTTAGAAACCCTAATGGTACTAATGAATTTAAAATTCAAAAAAAGAAAAATAGAATTATAATTTGGCCATCTTGTTTTTTGTTTCCACACTCAGTAGCCCCTGTCAAAAACGGAGAAAGGTATAGTATTGCAGCATGGACAACATAAAACAATTTAAATATAAAAAAGTTAAAAATATTCTAACAGTAGAAGAAAAAAATATTTTAAATACTTACTGTCAAATAAAACATAGAATTAACGATAGTCAATTTGACATGGAACAATCAACAAATTGGGATACTTCTATTTACGGAGATCCTATTATGGAATCTTTACTATGTAACAAAAAATCTAAAATGGAGGAACTTACAGGACTTTCACTATTACCAACTTATTCTTTTTGGAGAATGTATACAAAATTTTCTGAACTGTCGGCACACAAAGATAGACCGTCATGTGAAATAAGTGTTACAGTAAATATTGGAAGTGATGGAACAGAGTGGCCTATTTTTATTGAAGACAAAGCAATAGACTTAAATCCTGGAGATGGAGTAATATATTTAGGTTGTGACCTCACTCATTGGAGAAATGAATTTCAAGGAGATTGGTGTGCTCAAACATTTCTTCATTATGTTGATGCAAATGGTTTATATGCAGATCATTTTGGAGATAAAAGAAAACTTTGGGGAACTAGAAAGGAGGTTTAGATGAAATTTATACAAAAAGAAGATGGATCATGTGATATTATTTTTGAAGATCATGAAGTAAAAATAATACAAGAAAAGAAAAAACTACATTTACCAGCTTTAACTTTAAAACATTTTGGTAATGTAATAGCTAAGATTGTAATGGATTGGAATTTTAATTTTAATGATGAAATTAAAAACTTGGAAACAAGGGAAGAAACTGAAATCAAGGGCGAATAATAGATTTCTTAATATTGTCATGGTATAATAAGCCATGCCTCTAACAAAAGTACAAATAGCACCAGGATTTAACAAACAGGTAACTGAAACAGGAGCTCAAGGTCAGTGGACTGATGGGGACTTTGTACGTTTTAGATACGGACTACCTGAAAAAATAGGAGGTTGGGAACAACTTGTTAATTCATCTTTAGTAGGTGCAGCAAGAGAACAGTTTATATGGGCTGATTTAGATGGTCGAAGATATGCAGCCATAGGCACAAACAAAGTTTTAATTATTTATTATGAAGGTGCTTTTTACGATATAACACCATTAGGTACAGCTATAACTGGTTGTACATTTGATACTGTAAATACTTCGGCTACCGTTACGGTAAATAAAGCAGCTCATACATTACAACCTGGAGACTTATTTACATTTACTTCAGTTACTCCTCCGTCTGGTGCTGGATACACTGCTGGAAATTTTGAAACAAATACTTTTCAAGTAGTCACTGTTCCAGATAGTGATTCTTTTACTATTACAATGGCAAGCGCAGCAGGAACCACGGTCAACGGAAGTGGGTCTGCAACTGTCAATCCGTACATTAGTGCAGGTGCTCTAGGTTTTACTTATGGTTTTGGTTGGGGAACAGGACTATGGGGTGGAGGTCAACAAGTATTTGGAACTTTAAACGGAGCTTTATTAGATGACACTGCAGGTACTGGGGGGTCTGGAACTTCTATTACACTTGCATCAACAACTGGGTTTCCAACTTCTGGAACAATAAAAGTTGGCGCAGAATTTATTTCTTACACTGGTGTATCTACAAATGATCTTACAGGAATTACTAGAGCAACTGCAGGTACAAGATCTGCACATGCATCTGGGTCTGGTGTTGAATACTACACTGGTTGGGGACAAGCTTCTTTAGCTTCGACTTTGACAATTGATCCTGCATCTTGGTCTTTAGATAATTTTGGAGAAAAATTAATTGCTACAATTAAAAATGGTAAAACATTTGAATGGAATCCCATTAACTCAAATCCTAATGCATTAACTACAAGAGCAACTGTTGTAAGTGGAGCACCAGAAAAATCAGTTATGTCTCTTGTATCAGATAGGGATAGGCATTTATTAATGTTAGGGACTGAAACTACAATTGGAAGTGGGGGCACGCAAGATAAAATGTTTATAAGGTTTTCTGATCAAGAAAATATTAGTGACTATGCACCAACTTCAGTAAACACGGCTGGTACCTTTAGAATAGATGCAGGTACAAAAATAGTAGGGGCAGTTAAAGGAAAAGATTATACGTTAGTTTTAACCGATAATTCAGCTTATGTAATTCAATTTGTAGGACCACCTTTCACTTTTTCTATAAGACAAGTAGGTTCTAATTGTGGAGCTATTGGACAACACTCTATAAAATATGTAAATGGAGCTGTATATTGGATGGGGGAATCTGGTGGATTCTTTGTATACGATGGTACCGTTAAATCTTTACCATGCCAAGTTGAAGACTTTGTATTTACAAGTAAAGGAGATAACCTTGGGGTTAATTATCAAAACGGTGAATCAGTATACGTAGGACTTAATCATTTATATGAAGAACTTACTTGGTTTTATCCTAAAGCAGGTTCAGATTTTAATGATAGATGCGTTACTTTTAATTATCAAAGTGGAACATGGACAACAGGTTCTTTATCAAGAACTACTTGGACAGATGCCAATTTATACGATGTTCCTTATGCAACTGAATTTAATTCAACAACAACACCAACTTTCCCTTTAATTCAAGGTGTAACAAATTTAAATGGTGGGACTATTTATTATGCTCACGAAGTTGGAACAGATCAGGTAGATACTGCAGGAAACAAAACAGCTATTGCAGCTTTTATTGAATCAGGGGACTTTAGTTTAGCCGTTGAGGGTGAAGCACAAATGTTTATGAGTATGAGAAGGTTTATTCCAGATTTTAAACTTATACAGGGTGATGCCCAAGTAACTATTTTACTTAGAGACTTCCCTAGTGATACAGAAACATCTTCTCCTTTAGGACCATTCACGGTTACCGGATCAACACAAAAGGTAGACACAAGAGCGAGATCTAGGTTTGCTAGTGTTAAAATAGCAAATACTTCTACAGATCAAAATTGGAGATATGGAACTTTTAGAGTAGATGTTCAACCAGATGGAATGAGATAATGGCCAGAGTAGATATTGTTATACCCGAACCTACCCCTGCTTATACTCAAGAAAACCAAAGACAAGTAGCACAGTCTTTACGAACGATGCAAGATAAGTTAAACACTTCTTATCAACAAGAATTAAAAAATGAACAAGATACTTTTAATTGGTTTATATCATGACAATTAGATACAAAAGCGAAACATTTAATTTAACAACTACAGATGCTACTCCTGTTTTGACGTGCCCTGCAGATGCAACTATACTTGTAAAAAATTTACAAGCAGTTCACGATACTGCAAGCAATGTTGATACACATGCTTTATTAACAAAGTCTGGAGGTTCAGCTGTAAAAATAGGTTATAAAGAACTTAATAAAGCTCAAGCAAATATGATCGAAGAAACTTTAGCAATGGAAGCAAGTGATGTTTTATCAATGCAAGCAGGTTCAGCGAACGAAATAACAGGTGTTGTAAGTTACGCTCTTATAGACCGATCACAGGAAAATGGCTAGAAAATTTAAAGATTTTGTAGAAAGAGATCAACCTAGGAAAAGACCTAGAAGACATTGTAAGAGTCCTAATAAAAAAAAGAAGTTGCAACATAATAAAAAATATAATAGACAGGGACGTACGCAATGAGTGATTTACCTAAAATACCAGCAACTGCAAAAGAAATTATTAAAAATAAAAGAACAGGCAAAGTGTATGCTAGCAAAGTTGATTTTGATGCTGATGTTGCTGATCCCAATACTGATACTACTGTGGATGACTTTAGGCAAGACCTTGAAATAAAAGTTACAAGAATTGGTGAAATGGGAGCTTTAACTAAAAAGTAATTAAAATATTTTCTGTGAAAATACTTTCTATTAATATTTCTCATAATCCATCTATTTGTGTGTATGAAAATAAAAGAATTACACACTACTTTGACGAAACAAGATTTGTTTTAAAAAAAGGTTATACCCCAGATAAAAATTTAAAAGTATATCAATCTATTTTACAAAAAATAAACTTTCAACCAGATTTTGTTTGCTATGTATCTTATGGTAGAAATTTTTCTTATGAATGTGGTAATGATCAAGACATTATAAATTGTTTACAAAAACAATTAGATAATCCTCCTTATTATTTTAATGAAAAACAACATCATATTTATCACGCAATAAGTTCTTTTTATTTTTCAGATTTTGATGAGGCGGCAGCTATTATAGTTGACGGTGGAGGTGCTTGCGCTTCTTATATTCCTTATCAAGAAATAGAATCAATTTATTTAATTAATAAAAAAAATGTTGTGCCTTTCTATAAGCACAGCACTTGTATGAAAGCAGAAATATCTAAAGATATGTCTCCTTTTAGTTTTTTTAAATACGTTGATGGCTTTCGAAATAAATTTAGTAATGAAATAAGAGGTGGTGCATCTTTTACAAAAGCATGTGGTGAAATTGGTTATGCAGAGGATGGTGAAAATTCTGGTAAAGTTATGGGATTATCTTCATATGCTTATACTGATAAAAAGTATAATTTAGATTATGATAATGTAAATATTGCAAAAGAGGTACAAGAAAAAACTTATGTAGAAACTTGTGAATTAATAAATCAAGTAAAACATAGAAGTAAAAATATTGTATTATCTGGTGGTTATTTTTTAAATTGCTCTAATAATTTTAAATATGTTAAACAATACCCTGAATTAAATTTTTTTGTAGACCCTATACCACATGATGGTGGAACAGCTATTGGAGCTGCATTGTATTATGATAATTATAGAAACTAAAGAAAAAGCAGTAGACATACTACTGGAACAAAAACCATTAGTTATTTTTCAAAATGAAAGCGAATGGGGATCTAGAGCTTTAGGTAATCGTTCTATTTTATTTGATCCTAGAAATCCTGAAGCTAAAAACATTGTTAATAAATTTAAAAAAAGAGAATGGTGGAGACCACTTGCAGGGACAATATTGTTGGAACACGCACATGATTATTTTGATTTAGGTACATTAAAAGAAAGTCCACACATGTCGTTTGCAGTTTATGCTAAAGAGAAAGCAATTAAAGAAGTACCTTCTATAGTGCATGTAGATAATACTTGCAGGATACAAACCTTAAAAAAAATAGATAATAAAAATTATTATGATTTAATAGAAATGTTTTTTAAAAAAACAAATGTCCCTATGCTATTAAATACTTCTTTTAATTTAGCGGGCTACCCTATTGTAGAGAGTGAAGAATTTTTAGAGTGGACAGCTAACAATTCTGAATTTAAACATGTTTACAAACCATAAATTATGAAATATAAGACTTAAATGCAACCTAGAGGCGCTACAGAAATACAACATGAATTTTTAGAAAAATATGTTTCTAAAGATTTGTTAAGTAAATTTCAAATTTGTACATCAATACCAGGTAAAGTTCCACTAGATCCAAATAAAATAAATATACTTTGGCAAAAAAATTCTTGGGATCAACCTAACTTACAAAGTTTTTTTAGAAACAAAGATAGACATCGTGAATATGATTGGTATGTTTTTAATTCACATTGGACTTTTGAAAAGTTTAGGTATTTTTTCCAAATACCAGAGGACAGATCAATAGTTATTAAAAATGGAGCAAGTCATTTTCCAAAAAGAAAAATATATAAAAAAGGAGATTCAATAAGAATCTTACATCATTGTACTCCTTGGAGAGGTTTAAATGTTTTGTTGCTAGCAATGCAATTAATAAAAAACCCAAATGTTACTTTAGATGTGTATAGTTCAAATGAAATATATGGAAGTGAATTTGCTGAAAAAGCAAACCAAGATACAAAAGCATTATTTGAACAAGCAAGTAAATTACCTAACGTGAACTATATTGGGTACAAGCCTCATGAATATATTTTAGAGCATATGTCTGATTATAATCTTTTTGTGTATCCATCCATTTTTGAAGAAACATTTTGTGCATCAGCATTAGAAGCTTTAGCTGCAGGAGTTCATGTAATAACAACAAACTTTGGAGCACTACCAGAAACTTGTGCAGAGTGGCCGGTATATGTATCTTACACTAAAAATTTAGAACTTTTAGCTAGTAGTATTGCAGGGGCAATTGATGTCTGTGCAGATTATCTTCACACAGATACAATACAAAACCATTTAGATGAACAACAAAAATACTATAAAAAATTTTATAGCTGGGAAAAAAAGGGTATTGAATGGACAAACTTTTTGAAAGGAGCCTTACGTGTCAAACAATAAATATATAAATGAAGATACATATCAAACCTTACAAGAGGTAAGTATAGAAACACAATCAGATTATGAAAAAGCCATAGAGCCTTTATGGAAGGAACAACAAGACGAATTTAAAAATTTTGAAGTTTTTGTTGCAACACCTGTACACAGTGATGTTTCAATTCACTTTACACAAGCCTTAATAGAATTTCAAAAAGATTGTTTTTATAAAAAATTAAAAGTATCTTTTCATCTAGTCAAATCATCCTTAGTTACACAAGGTAGAAATTTATCAGTTGCAGGCTTTCTTGAGTCTAAAGCCACTCATTTATTATTTATTGATTCAGATATATATTTTCAAGGTAAGTCTATATTTACTATGCTTAAAGCAGATAAACATATTATATCTGTACCTTACCCATTAAAAACTTTGATGTGGGATAAAGCCTTTAAGAAAATGCAAGAGGGAAGAATTAAAACACCAGATGATATAAGGAAGGCTTTACATACTTATCCTATGAAAGTTCCTAACCCTAATGATATTAAATTAGATAAAGGTATAATGGAGGTAACAGATTCTCCTACTGGATGTATGTTAATAAAAAGAGAAGTCATTGAAAAAATGATAGAAAAATATCCAGACAAAGAAATTGTTCAAAAAACAGTCATTAATGGTGAGTATGTTAATAAACCTAATATGTGGAATTTTTTTGACACATTACATGATCCCAAAGAAAAAACATATAACGGGGAAGATTTTGCTTTCTGTAAACTTTGGAGAGATCTTGGTGGTAAATGTTATGCCTATGTTAATGATGCTATTGTTCATGTTGGAGAACATCAATATCAAGGCAAGTTCTACGATGAGTTGATATCAGCTAAGTAAAATGGTATTATATGCTATTATTAGGAAAATAGACTATGGATCCATTTACATTAGCGTTAGCCACATTTGGCGTACAAAAACTTAGAGGAAAATCTACAAAACGAGCATTAAGAGATGCTGCCTTAATTGGTGGTGGTTCTTATGCATTAGGAGCATCAGGCATTGGTCCTGCATCATTTCAAAATGCTCCATTATCTAGTATTGGATTAGGAGGAGCACAGCCAGCAACACCTATGCCTAAAGGAAATTTAGGTACAAGTTTTTTAAATAAAGCAAACATGCCTGAAGGTACAGTTATAGGTGTAGATAAAAAAGGTAGAGATATTATATCAAGAGGTGGAGAGTTATCTGGATTAAATGTAGTGGAGGCAACAGAAAACAAAGGTATAGCTGCTAACTTACTAAAAAAAGCAAAAGATAATCCTTTTCAAACTGCAATATTAGCTTCAAGTGTTTTACCTTTATTAGAAGAAGAGGAAGTTGTAGATCCACCGTTTACTGAAGAAGATTATACAAAAGCATACGCAGAGCAATCTGATAAATTACAAGGTGCATTTACACCAGCAACAAACGCTATGCCGACTAGAGCTGAAACTTATGGATCAAATATGTTTTATGCAAATGAAGGTGGTCTAGCAAGTGCAGTAAAAAAATTTAATAAAGGTGGAGTAAATTATTTACCGTCTAAAACAGATCATGATGAAAACGATTACAACAATTATGTAAGAGCCGAAGGTTATGTTGAAGATGGTGCAGGTAACGGTGACAAGGATGAAGATACAATGCTTGCACAATTGGCTGATGGAGAATTTGTATCACGTGCTGATGCCGTATTAGGTGCAGGTATTTTATCAGGTGGAGATCCTAAAAGTTATAAGAGTATGAGAAAAGCAGGCGCTAATTTCTTTTATGATCAACAAAAAAAATTAAAACGAATTTATGATTTAGTCGATGCAAACACAAAAGATAATTAAAAACGAAATTGAAGTATTACCAATCATTCCTTCTAAGGTAGAGGATATTTGGGATTTAGTTCATTTTATGATTAAGGAAGCTTTGGTTTATAGTGGTGGTTATGCGGAGCCTAATGATATTAAAGAATTACTTCTCTCTGGAGAGAATCAATTGTTTTTAGTATTTGGTTCAGAAGGAGAAGAGTCAAATAAGGTTTACGGTGTTGTTACAACTAGAATATTTAACAACCCTAACTTTAAAGAATTACAAGGTTTAATTTGTACAGGTAAGAAAATGAATTTATGGGAAGAAAAATTAATTAATACTTTAGAAACTTTTGCTAAAGTAAATGGTTGTAAAAAAATTAAAGCTTATATGAGACCAGGTTATAAAAAAGTTATGCCTAAATATGGTTATAAGTCTAGACATGTTGAATTTGAAAAGGAGTTAAACTAATGAGTATTTTTGGCGGTGGCGGTGGTGGAGGAGGTACAACCTCTACAGGGACACAAACAAGTATTGCAAGAGAAGCACCAGGAGTAGAGGCTAGAAAACTAGCCTTATATGATGAAGCAGCAAACTTAGCTAAGTCACCTGTATCATTACCAGGTATTCAAGTTGCACCTTTAACTCCTTTAGAGCAAGCAGGTATTACACAAGCAGGTCAAACAGGAGTAGGTGCTGGTTCAGTTACAGGAGGTATTGGTGCATTTACAGGAGCACAACAAACTGCTGCTGCAGGACCAAATATAAATCAATTTTTAAATCCATATCAATCTTATGTTACTGATGAAATTTCTAGACAAGCAGGAATGGCACAAAACCAAGCCGCGGCACAAGCAGTAAATGCAGGTGCTTTTGGTGGTGGTAGACAAGGTATTCAATCTGCAGAAATAGAAAGAGCAAGACTAGCAAGTATAGGTCAAGCACAAGCAGCAGGGTTTCAAACTGCTTTAGGTGCAGCTCAACAACAACAAGGTTTACAAACTTCAACTCAATTGGCTGCAGGTCAAGGTTTAGGTCAGTTAGGTGCACAACAACAAGCGATGTCATTAGCAGATATTAATGCACAGATGCAAGCAGGTGCACTACAAAGAGGTATTGGTCAATCAGCATTAGATGCTCAAAGAGCTACTGCTTTACAAAGAGCATATGAGCCATACCAAAGAGTTGAGTTCTTAAAAGGTATCATGACTAATTTACCTACTACACAGAGTACACTTACAGCAACCACGGCTCCCGGAGCTAATCCTTTAGGACAAGCAGTGGGAACTGGTTTAGCAGGATATTCTGCTTATAACATGATGCAACCGAGGTAAGTATGGATAAAGTATTAACAAGAAAAATGTTTAAAGATAGATACTTCAAGTCATTGAAACCAACTATAAAACATTTTCAAACTGGAGGTATATCTGCATTAACTCCTAAAGAAAAAGCTATCTATGCCGCAACTTTGGCTGCACCATTACTTCAAGCAAAAGGTAAAGGACTTTCTCCTGCACTATCAGCATTAGGAGAAGGTGTTGCTAAATTACCTGCAACTATTCTATCTGTAGAAAAAGCAAAGGGTTCTGGTAAAGGGCTTAGAACTTTAACTGAATCAGAATTAAAAAACTATAAACTACCAACTGGCACTGTGGCTCAAATAGACGGTGATGGTAAAATTACAGTTGTATCTAAGCCTTCTGCAGAACAGATGAAGGAACTGAGAGGTTAGTAAAAGAGTAAGAACTATTTTATCTAGAATTGGTGATGACTATTATAAATTAGGTAAGCCAGTAGGGTTTGGGGATCTATCAAGAATTAGAGCATCACTTGGTAAAGTAGGGGGGTCACAATTTTCAAAAGACTATGGTGCTTTTAAAAGTAGAATACAACAAGCAACATCATTCGTAACACAAGCGATCTCTGGTGCTGCAGTATCAGAGCAAGAAGCAGAAAGAATTACAAAACTTATCCCACAAGTAGGGGACACTGAAGCTACGTTTGAGGCAAAGCTACAAGCATTAGATAGTTACTTTGCAGATGCTATTGCAATTGCAGAAGATAATAATGCAGACTTTACAACTGCACTTGAGATTATGGAGGCTTCTGGAAGAGGTGCCTCTAACTATGTAGATTTAAGTGAAGGTGTTAGTATTAAACAATACGATGGTAACAAATACGATGTTACACCAAATTAAGGATTTATATGGCAGAGATAGTACAAGGTGGACAGACTTTTGAAATTAAGGGAGATCAACCTACAGCTCAAGAACAAGTAGCTATTGATTCATTTTTAAAAGCAAGAAATCTTGATGATGAAAAAACAGGAATTGAAGACATAGATGAAGGTAGAGTATTTATAACACCTGAAGAAGTTTTAAGTGAAGGAGAAAGAGGCAAGTACAATAAAGATACTGAATCATTTTTATCATCTCCATCATTTAAAAGAATTGTAACAGAGGTAGGTTTATCTATAGCTGGTGGTATAGCTGGTTTCGCTGCAGCTCCTTTTACAGGAGGAAGTTCATTAATTGGAACTGCTGCTATGGCAGCAAGGATAGCGAGAATAGCAAGACCTCTTTTAAATGTTTCTGCAAGACAAGTAGCTAAGATGGGTTCAGGTGTAGTGGCTGCTTCAGTCGGGGGTGGTTCTGGTGCTGCTATTGCCCAAACTTTTGATCCTAAAGAAGATATTGTAAAAGAAGTTGCAAGAGGTACAGCTCAAGGTGCTTTTGGTGAACTACTTGGTTTTGGTATGGCTGGAGGTTTAGCTAAAGTTTATAATAAAGTTACAGGATTTTCTTTAAAAACAATTGACGGTGCTCAAGATGTTATCAGAGGTTTAGATGGAGATAAATTATTTTATAAGGAAGTTGCTAAGTTTAAAGAAACAGGAAAACTTCCAAGTAAAGAAGTATTAGATAAATTATCAGATGAATCACAAAAAGTTTTTATAACACCAGAACAAAGATCTATTTTAGAAAGTTCAGAATTAATTGATGATGCATTTTTAAGTGCACAAAAAGGTAACCCAGATTTCTTTAATGTAAAAAGAGGTAAATATAAATTTGAAGATGCTAATATTATTGCAGGTAAAGTTACAGAACAATCTGGTGTTGAGTTAGCTAGTTCACTGTCTGCTGCCTCTATTGGTGGTGGTGCTTTTATTAGACAAACAGAAGGTTTAAGTAGATTAATGACAATTGAATCTATTGATAATTTTACAAAAGTATTAACAAAAGACTTACCAAAGATAGACTATGATACTGCTGCAGATGGTGTAACTGCTTTTTTAAATTCACAAATAAGAGGTGGTCAACAAATTTATAAAACTACAAAAGATAAGCTATGGGATGATTTGTATGACGGTGTAGCTAAAACTACAATTAGAGCGGATGGTTCATATAACCCTGCTTTTAATGTTAAAATTAGAGGACCAGAAGTTTCTGCAAAAATAAATGTAAATAATACTTATAAAGGTATAAGTGAATCAGTAGATAATTTAAGTAGTTATATACAAAAAGCTACAAAAGAAAACATAGTTCCAAATAATGAAGATGTTAATAAAATGTTAGGTATTCTAAATAGAATGGGTAGTGAAACAGATTATAATTCTTTTGTTAGAGGTTATGGTGAAATATCAAGTATGAGACCAGTTGGTCCTGCAAAAGCAGTTCAAGCTGAATTAACAAAAAGAATGGAAGCTATGTTAGCTAGTTCTCCTTTACCTGCTGCACTAAACAAAGCAAGAAGAACTGCTGCAGATTTTACAAACTTAGGAGGTAAGGCATTTGAAGGTAAAGTTGTCGGGGATTTATTAAAGACTGATTTTGGACAAGAAAGATTATACAAAAATATTATTGGTGCAGGTAAGCCAACTTACTTTAGAGCTTTTCAAAAAAGTCTAAGAGACGGGAAAATAGAAGCAGGCGGAAAAAAATACGATTTATTTCCACAAAGGGAAGCTATTCAAGGAGCATTACAAGGACAATTCTTTAAAGATTTTTTAAGAAACAGTGTTGATAAATCTGGTCAATACTTCAAATTAAATAAAACAGGTGCAGAAAAATTTTTAAAAGATTATGATTGGTTACTTAAAGACGATGTTGGTTTTTTAACAAAGTCACAAATTAAAGGTATCAAAGATTACACAAGAAGATTACAATTAATTGAAGGTAAAATAAAACCACCGGGTGCAGCAGGAACAAGTGGAGACATGCTTGTACAGATGAAACAAGCTGGTGCATTATCACAAATAGTTGGTGTAGTTGGTTTTGGTACAGGTACAATCGATCCAGGTGCTGCAACATTTTTTGTATTAGGTCCTGCTGGTTTAGCTTATGCAATGTCTAGACCTGCAACTACTAGAGCATTAATTGAAGGTTTAGGTAAAGGTAGTAAAGGAATTGATAGCTATCAAGGTTTAACAAGATATGTTGGCCAATTAAGTAGTGCATTAGTTTCAGAAGGTATAATTGGTCCTGTAGAAGCAAAAGCAGCTATGAACAAAGTTGAAGGAAACAAAGAAGCTTATGAACAATATTTTAAAACGGGTGTTATGCCAGGTGCTCCTGCCAAAAGAGAATTTGATCCAGAGAATGCACCTGCGATTGAAATAGATCCATACTTACAATCTGGAGTACAACAACAAGGTACAGGACAAAGAGCAGGATCAATAGTTAGATCTGGATCTGATATACCTTTACCAAATGTAACACCATCTAATTTACCTATGGGTGGACAATCAAACACAGAACTAGCACAGGCTTTAAACCTTTTTAGTAAGGGAGGGATAGTCAGTGCCAAGAAAAGCTTCTAATAAAGATATACTCGCTCATCAAAGAATGGATGACCATGAGAAGTTATGCAGAATTATGCAAGAAAATACTAATAAACAAATAAAAGAATTACACACAGATATTCATAGAATTGAAAAGATTCTAATATCTTCAACTGCATTTTTAATGACATCAATGATAGGAATAATAGTTGCCCTTGTATTTAAAATAAACTAAAAGACCTTGTGCGTCTTGTTAGAGAAAATAATTCATTTTATATTACCGACTTAAAACTCGAAAAAAAATATGAGTATGCTAAGTATACTCGAGACAATGACCTCGGCTCACGGCACTATAATGTTGGAGACATAAAGATACCATCAGTTACAACTATATTATCAGCTACACAATCAGAAGATAAGAAAGCAGGTTTGGATAGATGGAGAGAAAGAGTTGGTTATCAAGAAGCGCAACGTATAACTAATCAAGCTGCAACTCGAGGAACTGAGATGCATTATGTATTAGAGAATTATATTGACGGTAGAGGATATATTAACCTGTCACCGGAGGGTGCATTACCACGACTCATGGCTCACGAAATTGTAGATAACTTAGGAAAGTTAAAAGAAGTATGGGGTAATGAAGTTAGTCTTGCATATGAAGATAGATGGGCAGGTGCAACAGATGTAGTTGGTTTATATGATGATCAACCTACGATCATTGACTTCAAGCAATCAAACAAATTAAAAAGAGAAGAGTATGTTGAGGATTATTATTATCAAATTAGTGCATACTCATTAGCACATAAGAAACAATATGGTCCTATAACACAAGGACTTATTTGTGTCTGTACTAAAGATAAAATTTACCAAGAGTTTAAAATGGATCAAGAAAAATTAAAAGAGTATGAAGAGAAATGGTTAGAGAGAGTTGATAACTACCATAAGACTAAAGCCACTTCTGAACCTGTTCCCCAAGAGTCTTAGCAGATAATTCAATTTTGTTTTCAAGATTGTGTAATACCATTTGATCAATAGTATCTCTACAAATTATATCAATATAAGTTACTTGGGACTTCTGTCCTATTCTATGAGCCCTGTCTTCACTTTGTTGTCTGACTTCTAGATTGTATGAATTACTAAAATAGATAACATATTTAGCAGCAGTTAATGTTAAACCATAACCACCTACTGTTGGATTACCAACTAAGAATCTACACTCATCATTGTTTTGAAATTTTTCTACTGCTTGATTACGAACATCTACTGAGTCTTTACCATAGATAGATACAACTGAATCTACACCATAAGTCTCTGCTAATTTCTTTTTGATGCTTTCAATATTATGAACATAGTTAGCCCAGATAATACACTTGTCTTCTGTCTCTCCTATTATATTCATTAACTCATTAAGCTTGGCATTAGTTTTAAAATCTACAATGTCTCCTTCATTTGTTTTGACAAAGCCATTAGCAACTTGTTGTAATTTAAGTAGTTCAGTAAGTTTATTATTGTAAGATACCTCTGCATCTCTCAAGATCATTAATGCAGATTCTTTTAATTGTTCATAAGCTTTTCTTTGTTCATCTGGTAGATCTACATATCTTTGTACATACATCTTCTCAGGTAAATCTAAACAATCTTTTTTTCTTACCCTATATGAAAAGTTTTTTAATTTATATTCTAACTCTTCAAGATTTACATAATACTTTGGTATTTGTATATTGTATCCACCCCGTTCTATACTAAACATAACTGCATACTTAGCTTTAAATACTGTATAATTATCATACCCCAATAACTTCTTATCTAAGAATGCACATTGTGAAAATAAATCTAATGGAGACTTAGTTATAGGAGAACCTGTAAGAATTCTTTTGTATCTAGCAAGTTGACCTAATTTAATTATAGTCTTAGTTCTTGATGCTCTTAAATTTTTAATTGAAGTACTTTCATCTAATATAATCATACTTCTCATACCATGTTTTTGTAATTTAGATTCTAACCACTTCTTACCTGAAGCATGGGATAACGCTTCAACATTCATAAGTACAAATGTAAGTTTATCTGGATCCATTCTAAATGTTTTATCCTTTGATACTTTCCAAATATAAATATTAGTATCTTCTGGACAATGTATATTAATTTCTTTTTTCCAATTTTGGTATACAGAGTTTGGTGCAATTACAAATGCAAAATCAATTCTTTTATCTTGAAACAAGTAAGCTGCATTATCTATAGCAACTTTTGTCTTACCAGTTCCCATCTCCATGAAGTATGCAAAGTTGTAAGGTTTAGCCCCTTCTACAAGCGATCTTCTTTGATGCTTGAAGGGTTCTGTTTTGTATTTATACATTGTAAAATTATTTAAATTATTTATTTGCAAAGATCAAACAAATAATATATTGATTCGACCAAGGAGGTTCTTATGGACTTAGAAGCAGAATCTATAGTAAATATAGATATGGCGATGTCGACTGACATTACCGACTCTTGCAAAAAGTTATTGGAAACTCAGAAAAAAATAGCAACGGCTGAAGAAGAACTAAAGAAGTTAAAAGAAGTTGAGACTAATCTTTCTGAGCAAACAATTCCAAACTTAATGCAACAAGCAGGTGTAGAGTTAATTAAACTCGAAGGTGGAATATCCGTAGAGGTTAAACCATTCTACTCTGCAAGAATACCAGCATCTAGAAGTGAAGAAGCTTTTGATTGGCTACGTGCAAACGGTCATGGAGACTTGATTAAAAACCAAGTATCTTTGGAGTTTAAAATGAAGCAAGACAATGAAGCCAAAGCACTTGTAGAAGAGTTGAAGAATAAAGGTCTAGCAGTTCAACAGAAAACATCAGTACATCCTAGTAGTCTAAGATCGTTCGTAAAAGAACAGATCGCAGATTTAGGTAAAGATGTTCCTGCAGAATTGTTTGGAACTTACGTTGCAAATAAAACTAAAATAACCACGAAGGAGTAACCATGATAGAAAAGCAACAAGAAAAAGCGATAGCAACAAAAAAAGAAAACCTACCAGCTCAATTTGATTTAGAGAGTATGGCGGGACAAGGTCAAGAGTTTACAACAGCTCGAGATCAAAAACTTCCAATGTTAAAAATACTTTATGCTAACTCTCCTGTGTTAGATGAGACAGATGGTAAATTTGTCGAATCTGCAAGACAGGGCGATATATGGAGTGAAACATCTGGTACTGTGTGGAAAGGTAAAGAAGGTTTGATAGTAGCACCATGTCTTTACATAAACACATTTAATGAGTGGAAGGACAAAGGTGAAGGTTTAGGAAGACCTGTAGCAATACACACGGATCCTGCAATTATGTCTGAGACTACTAGGTCTGCAGATAATAAGGATAGATTGCCTAATGGTAATTATATCGAGGATACGGGTAATCATTTTGTTTACATATTGGATAAAGATTTAAATCCAATTGAACAAGCCTTAATACCTTTAAAGTCAACTCAAAAAAAGAAATCCAAAACTTGGAACTCTATGATTCAATCTAGAAGAACGCAGGGTAAGAACGGGATGTATAATCCTGCGTCTTGGTCTACGACTTATAAATTGAGTACGACTAAAGAATCTAATTCTAAGAACTCATGGTATGGTTGGGTTATAGAATTTAATTCATTCTTGAACGCAACTGATCATTTAAAAATATTAGAGGCTACTCAAGGGTTTTATAAGAGTGCAATGAAGAGTGATATCTTTGGTAAGGTTGACTTCTCCCAAGAGAATCAATCACAAGGAAACGCACCTAAAGAAGCAACTCCATTTTAATTAACCATGGAGCAAAAACTCTTAAAAATATTTGAGGGTAATTCTGAACTGTTCATCACAACTTCTCTTACGGGGGAAGTTGATGAACGGGGAAAGAAGCAGGTTAAAGTACTCACGGTTCACGAACCTGTTACCCTTGAACTATGGAAGAAACATTTAAAAGGAGAGACACGGATTGGGATTAAACCTGAGAACGGTGACGTGTGTAAATGGGGATGTATTGATATTGATCCTCGTAACTATACTACATTTTCAGAAAAGAAAATTGTAGATATCATAAGAGACAATCAACTACCATTAATAGCAGTAAGATCTAAATCTGGTGGGTTACATTTATTTTTATTTTTAAATGATTGGTATCCTACTCAAGAAGTTCTTAAAGTTTTAAATGAGTGGAATAAAACTTTTTTCTATTCTGAAGAAGTATTTCCTATGAACAAATGTTTGAACATGCCTTACTTCAACATGGATCAAACTACTGAGTTTGCTTACAATGATAACAATACTCCAGTAATGATAAATAATTTTTTAGAAATGATAACTAAAAAGACTGTGACTTTGGAGCAGTTAAATAATATTAAAGTTAAAGAGTATGAACCAGAGAGTGATTGGAAACATTATCCTCCTTGTGTTCAGAAAATGATTTCAGAAAAATGGGAAGGTAACCACCGTAACGAACTATTATTTAATGTTGGTGTTCTTGAAATGAAGAAAGCCGATGGCAGCTTAAATGCAAATGAGATGCAAAATATTTTACAGAAAAGAAACTATGAAATATTTACAACCCCGTTAGATCCAAAAGAAGTAGAGACACTTGCTAAGTCTATATCTAAAAAAGATTATACTTATAAATGTCCACCTAAAACAAATGCAATTGCACCCCTATGTAATAAGGATCTATGTAAATTAAGAAAGCTGGGTATTGGTTCACAAGTACCAGATATGATTGATGACTTTGAAGATGTAGAGTTTATTAGATCCACTAAATCAATTGAATACACATTTAAGTTTCAAGATGAGAAAATAATAATTAATCCAGAAGATATGAAAGATGAAAAATCTTTTAGAGTTAAGTTACTTAGATATGGTATCTATTGGATGACATTACCTAAACCTAAGTCGGGACCATCTCCATTTGAAATGCTTATGGCTACATTAGTTAGAAAAGCAGTAGAGAATGAGAAGATGAAATTTGAAGACACACTTGGTGAAGAGAAATATAATTTTCTTAAAAAATTCTTTGAGTCTCATATTGAAGAAGATGATTTCGAGAAACTTAAAGATAATTATGTTATACTCGACTCTTCAACAAATATTTGTTATTTTAAAAAGATTACTTTTGAAAAGTTTTTAGGTAGTGATAAAACATTTAAGAGTGCTAGTGAAGCATTGAATCTTCTTAATTGTGACAGGCATGATTATCATGAAGGAGTTAAGAATGTATGGTCAGTAATGATGCCTAAGTTTGTTGATTACAAAGTAGCAGAGAAAAAAGAAACAACTAAAACTGTATCGGAGATGGATGACGAATTCCACACAGGAAAGTTTAGAACTTAAAATACTTAAAGATCTTTATCATAAGACAGTGAAGATCTTTGGTCCTCCAGGTACAGGTAAAACATACACACTGATTGAGAAGGTACTTAAAAGTTATTTAAGAAAAGGTATTAGGCCAAATGATATTGCTTACTTATCATTTACCAACAAAGCAGTTAACACTGCAGTTAAAAGAGCCATGGAATCTTTTCCTAATTATTCTACAGAAGACTTTTCAAGATTTAAAACATTACATACCTATTGTCGTAGATATTTTCCAGAAGAAGTATTTGATCCTAAAGATTGTACAATTGATTTTGCACTACAGACTAAAGTAATTAAGTCTTCAGATAAAAGATTAGCCGATGATAATTTCATGTATAAAGATTGGTCATTAGGAGTTTATAGTAAAGCCAGAAATTTACTAATTGATCCAGAAGAAGCATATAAAATGGAGAGTTATAAAAGAGATTCACTTACAGTATTTAAAAGAAAGATAGATACTTACGAACACTATAAGACAGGTGGAGGAGAGAGATCCTTTATAGACTTTGACGATATGATTCAAAGAGCAATTACAGAAGTAGATTTTCCACCACTTAAAGTTTTAATTTTAGATGAAGCACAAGATTGTACACCGTTACAATGGTCAGTGTTATATAAGATGGCACCTAAAGTAGATAGAATATATTTAGCAGGAGATGATGATCAAGCTATATACAAATGGAATGGAGCTGATCCAAAATATTTTACTAAGTTCTTTCCAGGTCGAAAAGTAAAATTAAGAAAGACTCAAAGGTTTGGAGAAGCAATTCATAGGTTCTCTCAAGTAATTAGAAGAGGGATAAGAGATAGTGAAGAGAAAGAATATCAACCAGGAAACTCTAAAGGATCTGTTAAAAGTTATTTATCATTTAAAGAAATTCCTTTCGAAACTTTTAAAGAAGATTGGTATATTCTAGGTCGTATTAATGAAACTGTTAATGAACTTAGAATGTTAGCTAAGGATGCAGGTTTATATTACAAAGATAATAAGGGCACTAAATGTTTTGATCAGAAACAATGGGAAGCTATCAAAGCTTGGACAACTTTAAGTAATAATAAGAAGATAGATAAAAGAGCAGCACGTAATATGGTTAAGTATATAAGAGAACTTGAAGACCCTGCATACAGATTAGATAAATTTTGGAGAAATGAACCAGATCTAAGAGAATATGATTTCCAAACTTTAAAAGAGTGGTGTGGTTTAGCATTAGAGGATACACAAAAAAATAAACCTTGGTATTGGATATTAAGAAGAAATTTTAAACCAAGACAAGTAAGACACTTTATTAGATTATTAAGAAGGTATGGTCAAAAAGAATTAGATAAAGATCCATTAATAACCATAGATACAATACATAGTGTAAAAGGTGGTGAAGCAAATCATGTTGTCTTATACAGTAAAGGTAACTACCCATCTGATTATGCAAACAAAAACAAACAAGAAAAAAGTGATGAACGTAAGGTTTGGTACACCGGTGCAACAAGAGCAAGAAAAACTTTACATTTATTAAGAACAGACTATAAGTTTAACTACCCAATTGGACAAGACTATTTGATTTACGTACAGGAGAAAAATGACAAATTTTAAAATTAATCCATTATTTTCAGTGCCTTTGTATCAAACTGAACTACAAAGAAATTTGACTGAAGAAGAAATAAATTCAGTTAAAGAAAATTTTAATAATACAAATGAAAACAAATATAAAAATTTTACTTCTCAATGTACTAATGTTTTAAATGATTCGAGATTAAAAAATTTAAAATTTTTTTTTGAGGAACATTTAAATAATTATTTTAAAGAAGTAGTGTCCATTGAAGATGGATTAAAACCATATATTTTGCAATCTTGGTTAAATTATAATAACAAAGATCAAGGGCATCATGTTCATATACACCAAAACTCTATAATTTCTGGTGTCTTTTATGTAAATAGTGACAAACAAAATGATGCAATAAATTTTAAAACAACAACTAGAAGAGATACTAGTGATATAATTTATTTTGGTAAACCAAAAAAATACAACACTTACAATTCTTACAAATGTATTTTTCCAGTAAACAAGGGAATGCTTATTATTTTTCCATCAAATTTAAAACATTATGTAGAAATTAATGAACAAAATTACACTAGAGTCAGTTTAGGTTTTAATGTTTTCGTAAAAGGAATTGCTGGGTATGAAAAAAGTATAAACAAATTAATTTTAAATTAATATGACAAATAAAAAAATGTTTGATGAAACTAAAGATGCAGATGAAAAACAAATTGGAGGATCTCACTATCAATCATTTATTATTCAACCATGGACTTTTATACGAAAGAATGGTCTCAATCCTTTTCAAGCAAATGTAATTAAGTATGTATGTAGATATTTATTTAAAGGTAAAACAATAGAAGATATAGACAAGATTATTCATTACTGCGAGTTAGAGAAACAACATTTGAAAGAAGAAAAAAAATGAACGGACTACAACTCACGTTAACATTTAAGAAATCAATGTGGAACACACCATCAGAGTATAAAGATCTATCTAGTGCAACTGAGATAGCAATCGACTTAGAAACTAGGGACGATGGTATTAATGAAAAGCTTGGAGCTGGTTGGGCTTTAGGTAAAGGAGAGATTGTAGGTTTTGCAGTAGCCGTTGATGGATGGCAAGGATACTTTCCGTTTGGTCATTTAGGTGGTGGTAATATGATACCTGAACAAGTCAAAGCATACATGAAAAAAGTTTGTAGCTTACCTTGTGCAAAAATATTTCATAATGCTCAGTATGATGTAGGATGGTTAGAAGCATCTGGGATCACGGTCAACGGACCAATAGTAGATACAATGATTGCCGCAGCATTAATAGATGAGAATAGATTTAGTTATTCATTAAATGCATTGTCAGTAGATTATCTTGGAGAAATAAAAGCAGAAACAGAATTAAGAGAAGCTGCCGCGGCTCATGGTATAGATCCTAAAGCAGAGATGTGGAAGTTACCTGCAGAGCATGTTGGATATTATGCAGAGCAAGATGCAGTGCTTACATTAAAGTTATGGCAAAGATTTAAACAAGAGATAAGAACTCAGAGTCTAGAAACTGTGTGGGATTTAGAACAACAATTAATTCCGGTGTTGATAAAAATGCGTCAACGAGGAGTGAGAGTCCAAGTGGAATTAGCTGAACAACTAAAAAAAGAAATGTTGAGCCAAGAAAAAGTAATACTGGAGGCCATACAAAAAGAATCAGGAATAGAAGTAGACATTTGGGCATCACGCCAGATTGCCAAAGCTTTTGACAAAATGAAACTAGACTATCCACGAACTGAAAAAACAAAAGAGCCTTCCTTTACACAAAATTGGTTAATAAATAACAAACATAAACTAGCCCAATTGATTGTGCAAGCCAGAGAGGTAAATAAATTTCATAGCACTTTCCTGTCATCAATACTTCGATACCAGGTCAAAGGTAGAATACATGGAGAGATCCAACAACTTAGATCTGATTTAGGGGGAACTGTATCGGGTAGACTATCCATGAGTAACCCAAACCTACAACAAGTACCTGCTAGAAACAAAGATTTAGGACCAAAGATAAGATCATTATTTATACCAGAAGAGGGATATCAATGGGGATCATTTGATTATTCACAACAAGAACCTAGAATGACTGTACACTATGCAGCATCTATTGGAGAAAATGGTTATGCAGGATCTCAAGAATTAGTTGAAGCATATAAAGATAACAGTGCAGACTTTCATCAAACAGTTGCAGATCTTGTGGGTATTGAGAGAACTCAAGCTAAAACTATTGGCCTTGGTATCATGTATGGAATGGGTAAGAATAAATTAGCATTGTCATTAGGTGTTACTAAAGATGAAGCAGATGAATTAATTACAAAATATAATAAGAAGGTGCCATTTATTAGAAAACTATCTGACAGATGTAAGTTAGCAGCAGATGAGAAGGGTGTGATAAGAACTAAAAAAGGTAGGAAGTGTAGATTTGATAAATGGGAAACAAGAGACTTTGGGTTACACCAAGCTGAAACATTTGATAATGCAGTAGCAAAATATGGCAAAGATAATATTAAAAGAGCATTTACATACAAAGCTTTAAATAGATTAATTCAAGGATCCTCAGCTGATCAAACAAAACAATCAATGTTAGATTGCTACAATGCAGGCCACTTACCAATGTTACAGATCCATGATGAACTTTGTTTTAATATAAAAGATGAGGCTCATGCAAAAGATATTAAAAATATTATGGAAGACTCAATTGAATTTAAAGTACCTTCAGTAGTTGATGTAGGACTTGGAAAAAGTTGGGGAGATGCTAAGTAGAAATTTCCCTCACGATAACAAAGACTTAATGGCTTACGCAGCAGGATTGTTTGATGGTGAAGGTAATATTAATTACGCACAATATAAATGTAATAAACCAAACGGTAAGACTTATTTAAAATGGAATGTTGCGATGGAGATTGCAATGACTGATTTAGATTGTATTAAAAATTTTTATGATATTGTTAAGGTTGGAAGTATTCATTTTAAGGGTATAGGTAAAGGATCATTAGGTAAGGTAGATCAATGGAGATGGAGATGTTCACACCAAAAAGCATTACATCTTGCAAAATTATTTTTACCCTATGCTACTGTAAAAAGAGAAAGACTTTTAAAAATTATAAACCATTATGAGTTTATTAAGCCGAAAGAATCCCTAGGAAAAAAGTTTAGTTTTTTAAAACCAAATAAAACTTAGCCTGTTGCAGCTAAGAGTTCTTGAACATCTTGGTGCTTTAACTCATTTCTAAGAGATTTAATTTCACTCTCAGTCTTTAACATCTCAGTAGTACATATTCCATTTGTCATAAGACTAGCTGACCAAGTATGCTCTTTGTGTTGAAGTTTTTTAAGCAACTCCAATTTTTCTTTACTTAACATTTACGATCTCCTCGTATGTTACGTGAAGTCTTTTATTACCAGTGAAGCCATCATTGATAACTTCAGTAGTACCATCCTCCACTTGTTTTGACACTTTTAAAATCGCTTCTTTGCAATCGGCTGCTTCGACTACTTGGTCTACTTGCAAGCCTCCCATGTATGCTTTGATACGATAAGCTGTCATAAGATATTATAAGATATTTCAAAGGTTTGGTCAATATCCAGGCCTTGTTTGTCAATAGCATAACAAAATACACTGTAAGAGGCCATAGAGCCCCCTAATTCTTCGATTTGACGTTTTTTAGCTGTACCTATGGCTTTAGCTATCGATCTGCATTCTGAGGCATCTGAGAGGTTATCTCTAAGGTATTGTCCACACTTTGTCTCTCCATTTGGGTATGTTAAACAAAATGATGTTAATAGTATAAATTTAATAATCACTTAGATTTCTAATAATTTTTTACAAGTAAACTTTGTATATATCTCATACTTATTTACTTCATCTCTACCCATTTCCTCTAATAAGTCTACTGATTTTTTGTAGCCATCAACATAGCAATCGAACGAGTCTTTATAAAGGGGTTCTATTTGTATAGGGTTTGCACAACTACCACCTACAACTGAACAGATATAAATTATTAAAATTATTTTCATTGACTTCTAATTACATCCCATATATTTAAGATAGCATAATAAAAACAAACCAACAATATGAGGAGACAAAATGACCAAAGATAACTTACTACCCTTAGGACAAAAGCCTGAAGGAGAATTACATTCATTACTTAGAATGCAAAACGCATTTAATAAATTAATGAGTAGTTGGAAATTACTAGAAGAAAACATAAATAAATTAAAAGAAGAAAATAAAAGACTCAAAGATGCTTTAGGTATTACTGAAACAATAGAGCCTTTAGATCTTGAAAAAACAAAATATAGAACTTATGGAATTGAAGTAGAACAAGAGCCCTTAGTTTTAACTGAAGATATGGAGGTCAAAGATGGACATCAATAAATGGAAGTCAGTAGCAATTCCTGCTAACGATTATAAAATTTTAAAATCACTTTGCAAATCAAAGTTTAGAGCACCAGGAGCTATGGTCTCAAAACTTCTTAATGATTATGTAGAACATCAAGCTAAGAAAAATAAAACAACTGTTGAAAGTTTTAGAAAAAAATTATTAAACGGAGAAAGTAATGATGACGGAAAACGATCTAAAAAGAGTTGATACTCGAATAAAAGCAAAAGAACTTTTTACTATTGAGTTAGATCATGCAAACAACACACTTACATTTATAGTGAATGGTAAAATAATGAATGTTGTTAAAACATTTAAAGCAGAGTCTTTATTTGAAAGAATGTTAAAGATAGCAAAATTTAAATTCTTAAAAATGAGAGACGCTAGTAGAAAAGAATACATTGGAAAATAAATTAAAAGTTTTAGATTTATTTTCTGGGATTGGAGGCTTCTCGTTAGGCCTCCACTCAACAGGAATATTTGATACAATTAAGTTTGTAGAGTTTGATGAGTTTTGTCAAAAGGTTTTAAAAAAGAATTATCCAAACATACCAATTGAAGGAGATATAAAAAATGTCAAAGGAAAAGAATTCGAAGCAGACATCGTGGTCGGAGGTTTTCCCTGCCAGCCGTTCAGCGTTGCAGGAAAACAAAAAGGGAGAGACGACAACCGTTATCTCTGGCCAGAAATGTTTAGACTCATTAAAGAAATCAAACCCGAGTTCGTTATTGGGGAGAATGTGCAAGGACTTGTTAACCTCCAAAACGGCATGGTCCTCAGACAGGTGCAAGATGACTTGGAAGGTGAAGGTTTCGAAGTCCAATGTTTCCTTATACCAGCTTCAGGCATCGGTGCTTGGCACCAAAGATTTAGAGTCTGGATTGTGGGCCACTCCAAACACAATGGATTACTTGCCGCCGAGAAGCTCAGCAGGGACAAAAAAATTAATGGAGGGACACAGGAAGGGCAGAACCAAACCATCGAATCTAAGAGAACAAGTGGATCCAGAAACGATGAAGATGTATCCAACACCGACATCACAAGATCATTCAAGGAACACAGTGCCACCATCAATAGGGAAAACGAGGGGAATGGATCTATCGATGAGAGTAGTAGCAGACGAAATACAGAAACAAAAGAAGATGTACCCAACACCGAACGCAAGAGATTGGAAGGACTCAGTGAACAAGGTACCACCCTCAGTAGGGAAAACGAGAGGTCACAGTCTGGGTCAACGAATAGCAGCAGATCAAGTGAAGATGTATCCAACACCGAGAGCATCGGGACAGGAGGATGCAGAGACATTAATCAAGAGGAAGGGAGAGAAGGCAGCATCTCAACACAATCTGACGGCACACATGCAAATGTTTCCTACACCATCAGCGAGTTGTCAGATGGATGTAGTAGCACCACCAGAGACAGTGAAGCAGAACTCATCAGGTTGGAGTGTAACGAGGGTTGGCACTGGAACCAAGTTCGGAGCGAAGTTGAACGATGTAGTGAACAAGATTTACAACACAGACAAGAATCAAATACCAACACCCACGGCTCACGACTCAAAGAACGTGACGTTCCCAATCAGTCAGAAGGGGAAATCAACAGTAGTGGGCAACATGCTAAAGAACGAAATACCAAAACCTGGTGGCAAATTGAATCCGACCTTTGTGGAGTTCCTAATGGGATTTCCAGAGAATTGGACAAAGATAGAGCAAGCAGAATCAAAAGTCTCGGAAACGCAATCGTCCCACAAATGGCAAGAATCTTCGGACTCGCAATCAAGAAAGTTTTATCCGACTCCTAGAGCAAACGAACCTGGTAGAACTACAAAAGGTTATGGTAGAGGTTTAGCAGAATTGATAGGAAGGTAAAAAACAAAGAGAGCCAAAGAAATAATTAAATTCTGTTGTCATGAAAAATTTTAAAATTCCAATTCTGCCATTGAGCATAGTTATCATTGTCTTTAATACTTTTTCTAGTATCTTCTGCAGTCATATCTTTGACCACAGTCATTATTCTATTTAAATCTCCAAGATCTGTATTTAATGAAAGCTTATTAGCAAAATCCCAAAATTTAGTTTGATAGAAAGTATTGTTTCGATATTGCCATAAAATAAAATTTTCAACTTTATTTATATAATCTAATATTTTGAATTTAGTTGTTTGACCATCAATATTATGAAACATATAATCGAAGTAACATTGAATAGTAAAATTATAAGTAGCCATTGCAGTAGCTTCTAAGGGTTCTAAAAAAAATAATTTATTACCATTAAGAAGGACTCTATTATCTATAATGGGATCTTTGGCTATATATTGATTAAAAGGAAATACTTTGTTTACTTTTTCTATTCCAAATTTTTTCTTAAAATTTAGAGTAGCCTCTTCAGCTGTAGTTATGTTTGAATTGAACAGGTATCCTAAAGAAGTTTTACTTGGTAAAGGTATATAAAAACACCAACCATGTTCATGAGCAATTGCTCTAGTCCATTTTACATCATTTACCTTTGGTGGCAGCTCAGATAATAAAGCACAGTTAAGTGGATTAACGAGGGGAGCATAATCATTAAAATCAGAGGGCTTACCTCTGCAATCAATAATGTAATCTGAATCCACGGCTATCATAGCTTTGTATGTTTTCATCCTTAGACATAAAATTTACTTTTAAATTATTACATACATAATCTTGAAATGCCTTAGGTTCTATATGTAATCCATACTTACCTACAGGAAAAGAATGAAAGAATTTATTATTTTTTTTATTCCAATTTTCATACATGATCCCACCTTTAATAGTATGTGGAAATGATTTAAAAATACTTGAGCCAAAATTTTCAAATAATTTTTCAGGAAATTCTAACGTAGTACCTTGACCTGTAGGCACTGGTGGAATGTTAGAGTCGTAAATTAAATCTATTTCTACTTTAGTATTTTTAAATTTTCTAAAATATGCAAGGTGCATTGCAGATATACATCCAGCATTACCCCTTCCTAAAATAGTTATTTTCATGATAAGTAAATATAACATACAACATTTTAATTAAAAATATTTTTCTTGTAACTTGTACCCACGACACTGATTAGTTTATAATAAGTACTTGCCACTAAGGTAAATTTTTTATATGACTAAACTATTTGGGAATGATTCGTTTAGAAGTAACTTTAAAGAATGATGAACGACTTAAACAATCAATGGCTAAACATTACACAAAGCCAAAAGGTTTTGTAGGAAGATCTATTTGTTATGCGATTTACTATAATGATATTTATTATGGCCATATTATTGGTGGGAGCTGCACTTTGTTTCTACCAGGACGCAATGAATACTTTTGGAATTGATAAATCTAAATTTCCTAACATTATAAATAATATCTTTTATCATGTAGAAAAAGTTAATGGAAAGTATCCAACTCGTAACTTTACTTCTAAGGTGTTAGCTACATGGAGATCTCAAATTAGTATTGATTGGTATAATAAATATAAAAATAAGGTCATAGGTTTTGAATCTTTAATTGAACCACCTAGAACTGCAGATCTGTATAAAAAAGATAAATGGGACCTTGTTGGTAAGACTCATGGCTATACTTGTAAGAGAGTATCTGGAAAAGAAAAAGGTGTATTTAAGAATGGTAAAAGAATTTGGGATAGAGAAAATTTAAAACCTAAGTTAGTTTACTGTAAAAAAATAATTCCTGTCCCTTGTACCCACGACACTGATTAGTTTATAATAAGTACTTGCCTATGAAGGTAAATTTTTTATATGACTAAACTATTACGCAACCTACAAGATATGTACCGACTGTAAAGGTACAGGGTTAATAAAAGACTTCTAGTCAATAGTTTTGTATCTTGTATCATTTGCAATGGATCAGGAAGCACGTCTCACGGCTCATCATCAGAAGCAGAACAAGTATTATTATTTAAGGTAGCGTGGGATTATATTAATGGCAAACAAAACGGATGGTATCACTGATTTGACGAAGTTGCTTATTGCAGCTTCTAAAAAATTTTCAAAAACACAATACAGTAAACTTACTTCTGTAATCTTTGCTATGTTGCATGGGGTTAATTACGGTTATACTGAGATGGATCAGCGTTTCTTAAATGATGCTAATGACATATATGAGATACACCAGGATGATAAAGAATTCTTTGCACAAATAGATAAAGATTTAGATGAAGTAGAAAAAACATTATCAAAATTTAAAAAGCATAAACCCGATCCATCAAAGGTTTCTAATTTTAAAAGAAAAAATAAAAGTAAAAACAACGTCATCAAATTTAGTGATTACAAACAGGATGCTACGAATGATGGCGGATAAGTATACTAAAGCAGAAGCACAATTAGATTTTAGAGATATCTCTGAACATATTGAAGAAGAAAACTTAGAAGGCGCAGCCATCACAACTTTGATTGATGATGTACACGAACACTTTGAGGTCGCCACTCGATTAAATTTTAAAAAATCGAAAGGCCATTATCGTGCTCTACTCAGTAGACTTATTAAAACTTATGGGCATTAAAATAACTGCCGATATTATAGAAGAAAATCACATCTGTAATGAACAGAAGTTATGGAGGCATGTAATTTTAAATGCGTTTGAGGATACAAGATCCTTGAGTGCTGATCGTAAAGCTTCTTTACACAAAACTGATGCGCATTATTGGATAGCAGCTTCAGAAGATTTTGAACAGATCTGTTGGTGGGCAGGATGGGAACCCGATAATGTTAGGTACCGGTATTACAAAGCATTGAAGAACGGGGACATAAAATTTAAGAGAAAACATTTTCTTTGGTATGAATACGATAAGTTATTTCAAAGACTTAAAGTAGAAACCGATAATGATTTAAGACGTGAGCTTAGACGTAATATAGAAAACAAACGTAGACAAATTATGGACGCTGATAATGTTTATGTTGATAATTTTAAAAAGGATTTAAATATTGAACTTTAACTTGCAGCCTAGGGAGCAATCGCCAAACTGCAAGCTAAAGCATATAACTCATGATTTCTCCTAAGTTAGTAAATTAAATATATAGGTAAAAAATTTTTTTTCAAGATTTTTTTCTTCTAAAAAATGTTCTCCACAACCAGGATCTGCAAATAGAAATAGCCGTAAATATGACTGCTATATGAAAGGACTCCCATACCGTTGGATACATATCGAAATAGGGGAATATATATAGCTGCACTAATGTTGATAGTAATAAGCCTGAGCCGACATCAATTAGTGTTTCGAAAAGATTTCTCATAATAAAACTTAGGCTCACTAGAAAGGAAATTCAAAAACGTGAGCCTAAGAATATAACTAACAATTGAGGTAATGAAAATGATAACAAACATTACTCGAGATAACTTTAGGGCATTGATCTTGATCCGTCAATCTTTTATCTGGGGCAATGGTTCGTTGACCTAGTACCAAGTACCATGTACCACGGTTCACGGGCCTTGTTTCCTAGTACACTTCCTTAGAAAAAAAAAATAAAAAAAAGTTTGTAAGGGTTTTTTTCTAGGAAACTAGGAAAAACATTGATATACAACACTTCTAGAGCAAAATAGACTAGGAAAACACTAGGAAAATTCCTAGTAATTCTAGGAAAATACTCTGCTTGAGGCCATTTTCTGCTAAAAAATAAAATAAAAAAAGTTTGTAAGAAAGCGTATTAGGAAAAATTATATGATATAAGAGGTCAAGATGACTAAAAGAAAAAATACTTTGAAATCAACATCTGAACTAACTTTAAAACAAAAAGCGTTTGTGGATATATATGTTAGTAATTGGGGAGAGATTTCTAAAACCGAAGCAGCTTCCAGAGCTGGCTATACCTCAGAGAAAAAAGAAGGACCAACAGAAATTGCAAGTAGACTAACTAATCCAAATAAAAATCCTCATGTAGTGCGTTATATGGAAATGAAATATAACCAGGAGTTAAAAAAACATGAAGGGGACAAGCTTAAAAAATATAAAAGATTTGAAACACTTAAGTAAAAAAGCAGAAGATAAAAAACAATTTTCTGTAGCTGTAAATGCAGAATATCGTAGTGGTCAAATGGCAGGATTCTTTGTAGATAAAAAAGAAGTAACCCATGTTGGATTGGAGGGTATGAGTCGTGAACAACTTGAGAAACGGTTATCCGAACTTGAAGGTAAAATTGGAGAAGCCAAAAATATCATTGACGTTACGCCAGAAGAAATTACTTGATGATGGAAATTTTATGACAGTTTTTAACGAAATACATAACAGTCATTTAAGTACATCTGTTGGTATTGTTTCAATTTTAACTGAAGACAAAAAATGAAAACTTTGAGACCATATGTGGGAATTATTTTCAAAACTTTGAGATCATATGTGGGAATTATTTTCAAAACTTTGAAGTGATATGTGGGAATTATGAAAACAAAAAAAATACAAAAATCAAAAATTTTAAATTTTAATTTTAAAAATTTAGGAAACAATATTTTAGATTATCCATTTGTTGAGATTAAATGGGCAGATATAGAGGGGGACAGTGGTTGGTCAGATACAAAAAATTTAAAAAATTCTAAACTTCCAATATGCGTTTCAAAAGGATATTTATTATCTCAATCAAAAGGTATAACCAGAATATTTACTGATTATATTGAAACAAAAGATAAACCAACATTTGATAATATAGGTAATACTACAATAATTCCAACATCAGTTATTCAATCAATAAAAAAAATAAAACTTTAATCTTGTAATTAAATTTTTAACGTATATCTCTCTCAAATCATGGATAATTTTTTAGCGTTTTTAGTAAGATTAATTGTATTTTACCCTATACCCACCCTAATAATCATTGGTTTAATTGCCTTTTTAGGCATAAATTAACATTTGACAATAAAACTCATATCTTATATTCGTGGGATATGATTATAAAACTAACAAAAAAAGAAAAAGACTTTTTAATTAATTGGTTAAGTGATGATCTAGATATAGCTAGGAAAGATTTTGCAACTTCATCACAAGACATGTTTCCACCAACTTTAAAAAATCTTAAATCAATAATAAAAAAACTAACAAAGGAGCAATAATGGGATTTGATATTACAGGAATGAATCCAAAAAACTTACACATAGAAGAACCAAAAAAACCAGATAATTTATTTGAATTATCAGAAGATATACAGAATAAATATTTTGAAGAACAAGATAATTACACTTCTCAATCTGGAACTTATTTTAGAAATAATGTTTGGTGGTGGAGACCTTTAGCAGATTATGTTCTAACACATACAAAAGTAATTCCAGAAAATGAACATGAACATTGGGGCTATAATGATTGTTATGAAGTTTCGCAACAAAACGCAGAAATGATATCTCAACAATTAGATCATTTAATTAAATCTGGTCATTGTAAAGCATACGAAGATCAATTTGAAAAGAATAGAAAAATAATTGAAAAGCATAATGACAAGATTGAAAAACAATTAGATAAGTTTTGTAAAGCAGTTGAAAAAAAACTTGGTAAATATAATCTTGCACCAAATGAATTTCCAGATCAATTTAAAAGAAAATGGGATGAGATTTATGATAAAAAAAATTTTAATGGTAATTATCCCTTTTTCTGTTGATAATGTAAAAAAGTTTTCAGAGTTTTGTAAAAATTCTGGTGGCTTTACTATTGGATAACAAAATTTTTATTTGTTTTTTACCTCTCGTAAGTAAGATAAAAACAAATAGTCTGTTTCTTTGTAAGTTTAGTATAGACTTTAAAAACCAAACTTACAGAGTACCCTCTGGAAGATATCCATTGAGGGTACTCACTAACTAACAACTAACAATGGAGCAAAAATGAGTAATAAACAAATAAGCAAAGACAACAGAGAATATTGGTCAAATAAACTTTCTAAAAAGTTTAGAGAAAAAAGAAGTGCAGTTGAAAGTTTGCACTTGGCAGAGATCAATAAGAACTCTGAAAAGAACTACCCAATGTTTTTAAAAAGATTAGCATTGGATAAAGAGTTGAAAGAATTAAAATTGGCAGAAAAAGATTTTAATGATTTCTTTTCAAGCATAGATAAAAAGTTGCAAGACAAAAGACAAAAGTTTGCAGACGCAACTTTAAAAGCAGTAAGTAAAATCAAACAATGGAAAGACAATAGAGATTGGGATTATGGTTCATCTTTACCAGATTACTCTGATTGTTTTGAAAAGGGCACTCATAAACATTGTGCTATGATTGACAAATACTTAGAAGAAAAATGTTTAGAAGAAACTAAAAAAGCATTTTATCAATCAAAAAAAGGTCAAGAAGTACAAATGATTGACGACTTGCAAGAAAAAGCAGAAGACTTATTGCACTCTGACATGATTGGGACAGAGGTATTAAAACAAATATCTTTGATTGCTCAAAAGTCAAAAATTGCAATTACAATTCCAGAAACAACTGTTAAACAATTAAGTGCGTAGTATAGAAACACTTGTTAAAATCTACAATAATTTTGGGGAGAGAGAAGAACTCTCCCCATTAGGAAGTGCAGATGAAGAGTTGGCTTGGAATATGACACTAACACTCAAACAAGAAAAATGGCTTGAAAGATTTATTTCTGTTTGGGATTACACACAAGAAAAGGAATATGAAAAATGGCAAAAGAAAAAAAACTTGATGAAATGAATAATGAAGAGTTGAGTAAAACATGGCAAAAAAAAATAAATAAATATTTAGTTGGAAGAACTATTGTTAAGATTGAGTATTGCGTTCAAGAATTAAGTAAAGATCAAGGTTGGCATAATAGACCAATTCAAATTCTTTTAGACAATGGAACTTGGTTAACTCCAACAAGTGATGATGAGGGAAATAATGGTGGGGCAATTCATACAAATATAAAAGAACTTCCAATAATTCCTGTAATTTATTAATGACTTTGCGAGAAATATATAAAAAAGCATTAAACAAAAATTACAAAGGCACTTTTCAAGATTTTATTAAAGATTTTAGTAATTGCAGAGAAGAGTTTATTGAACCTCAAATTGCCTTTTCTTTTAAAATTGAGAGATCACTTGCTTATTATTTAAAAAGATATTATTCTTAAATTCTTGATATTTGGGTTAACACGGACAACCAAATATTTTGATTAAAAGGGGCAACAACGGGAGACTTTAGTTGTCCCTTTTTTTATGTTATTGACTTAATAACATAATGAGAAAACCAGAAAATAATCTTTGGCAACGTATAAAAAAATTAAAGTTAAAAGGTCAATTATTTCGCATAGAAAGTAATACAATCAATGGAATTCCAGATGTTTATTGGTTGATAAACAACAAAAGTATTTGGATTGAACTCAAGTCAAATGATGTCAAGAATATTGGTTTATCAAAGTACCAAATTAATTGGCACTTTAACACATTTTAAAAATGGTGGACAATCTTTTATCTTGCGAGAAGACCTCTCGCAGAGACCCCCTCAAAATCTACAAATTTTCGTGGTTCGTGAACCGAGAACCTGTTATCCGTGCCTACTCATCACTCAATCTAAAAGACGCAATCAAAAAAATTCAAGACGCTTGAACCACGTCTCACGATTTCTTTACGCACTACTTCGTAGTGCGTAAAGTTTGAGATTGCATGTGGAATTTTTACAATACTCATTAACCTTTATACGTGCGTAAATATTGAGATTGCATGTGGGTTTTTTTCTTCTTCATATATACCTTTATACGTGCGTAAACTTTGAGATTGCATGTGAGG